TAGAGAGAATAACTGTGTAAGCAATCTAGAGTGGTCAACAGTTCAAAAAAACACTCAATACTCTGTATGCAATAGAAAACCTCCAGGGCAACAGAAAAAAAGAAACAACAAGACAGGTGAAAGGAATATAACACATTATAATGGCTACTATGTTGTAAGGATATATGGCAAAAAGTATGTATCTAAATCATTTAAAAACATAGATGATGCCAAACAATGGAGAGATTTAAAGCTAAAAGAAATGTATGAGTAAATCACAATACAATTTAGCTCCTCCAAGTCCAACAACTTTAGCCTCTGTACTTTCAACAGCCCATACAAATCCAAGGGCTACAATCGCAACAGAAAATAATGTGATTTATAGCCCATGTATCGCAACAGAGGTCGGGGGAAAAGAAGAAAAACAAGTTGATTCAGAGATATAGAAACGTCCATACAGTCAAATATGCGTAATAAACACGATAAGTTCCATAATGTTTATACTAATGTTTACACACGATTGTTTAGGTTGGCTCATAAATTGTCATCACGTAGTCATATACTACTACTTTGAAATGAATAGGCAGATAATTCATTTCTCACTCCTTTAGAAATTCTTTATTAATTCTATATCTTGTCGATTGTATGGTTTAAGGTTCTGTATTGAGCACACAGAGCCTATATTATACGTATTCTGCATATTTTAAAACGATTGATCTATGAAAAAGCGATATATCTAAGTCCCTCGGCATATATATAATAGGAAAGAGGTCCGGGGGAGATAAAGAGGGGTTTTGACTTCGGGGGAAAGAAGAAAAGAGGAGCTACGTCCTCCACGAACTCCTCCAAACCCTATAAGAAGAAGATATATACACTATTATTACTAGTTTCATTTACCTATCAAGTTCTAATGTAGTTTGATGGGTTTTTTTATTGTCTTTTTTATTTTAATTAACATTTATTCATGAAAAAATAAAGAATTCCTTTAAATAAAGGGGTTTTTGAGTGTTCCAAAAAGAAAAAATTGTCAATATAAAAAATAAATTTTGTATTTTGTATTTTGTAATCGGCGAAAAATTTTGTATTTTGTATATTTTGTATTTTGTAAATTGTTCACGATTCTTAGACAAAAACACGGTGTAGTACGAAAATATCCGCTATTATATTCACGATTCGTGAACAAAAAGTGAAAAAAGTGTTGAAAATATAACGATACCATGATATAATAGTATTGTAGAAAAGGGGTGACGGCCAAAAACAAGACATAGAAAAGATCTTACCTCCATATGCTACTATGAAAAGTAAGATCATTCTAAAAGCTATATATATATTAATAGAAACGAGGTGAAAAGGTCCTCAAAATATATAGCTTTCATATTATAGCATAAATATATGGAATGAGGGCTTAAAAAGGAATGGAAAAAGAACGAAAATATTATTATGGAAATGCTATTAGTGATTATGGAATGGAACACGGTTATGTTGATTATGCTACACTTGCAAAATGTTTTGACGCCGTATTGAATAACGACATCATGTCATTGACATATGACATTGGATGTTGGGAGCAAGTAAGCGGCATTATTGACAACACGGACGAGATAGAAGAGTTGGAAGAAAAAAGGGACGAGTTAGAAGAAAAAAACGAAAACAGCCCATCACAAATTGTAGAAAATGAAATAAATGAAATAAATGAACAGATAGAAGACCTTGAAAACGAACAAGACAACGAACGAGAAGTATTTCAGTGGTTTATTATAGACGACTGGGGCGCTAGATTGTTGCAACAAGAAACGAATGAAATTGTTTATTATAACGAAACGCTAGATATGTATCTATGGGGTGTAACACACTACGGAACTAGTTGGAATTATGTTCTAACAAATATCGAAATTGATTGGTAGGTGCTTGCAATGGTAACACGTAAGTTGCTTGTTGTATGATGAACTAAAAGAAATGGAGTGAAATATATGGAACTTGAAAAGCTGAAACAATTTAAAGAATTTATAAATGCTTACGATATTATAGATAAGGCTTATAAGCTATGTGAAAATAACGATTATTGTTATTTACGTCATGATGGTATTGGAACTTATAATATTAATGAGTGTTTAGACATGATCGAAAAAGATGGAAGCATTGAGACTATAAAAGGCTATATTACTATTGAATGTCACCACATATGTGGTTATGTGGATGTAATACATATACCGATTACTATATATTTAGATGAATGGGACGAGTTAGAAAAACAATATAATTGTGAAAGCTATACAATTAATAGCGATATAAAAGAGTGGTATTGATTAAATGATTGATCAATTAACAACTATACTTGTATTTATATTATTTCTTGCATTCTTATATAATTACTTGTTGTGGATTATATTATTGTTTATTGCATTATTTATTATTATTTATTTGTTATGCTAGTTAACCTAAACTATAGTTAACTAGCTTTTTTATTGTCTTTTTTTCTTCTCTTCGCTGCTTAAAGTCTTTATAATTCTTTGCATGGTCTAGAAATAAATTGTTTATGAAATAAAGACATAAATATATATGCGTTTGGGGTCATCGTTTGAAAATCGCAACAGGAATTGACGACTCTACACACCCCATGCCTTCCCTCTCGACCAAACCACATTTTTTACACCTAGCACTATACACAACAGAGTGCTAACGCAAATAATAGCAAACCACCCCCTTTTTTAGATAAAACTTTTTGGAAAACGAAAATTCGAGTTTTGAAAAAAATGAGTTCAAGTATTTTTGCGAGGGGTAAGCGAGTAGTAAGAGAGTAGTATATGATGGGTAAAAACGTCCACATAGAAATCATTTATAATGTAGGGAGGTAGAGAAAGAGAGGATGAGAGTATGCCAAGGGCAAAGAGTGTTTCAGAATTAAAGCGTGAGGATGAAGCTAAAAGATTCTTTGACGAGTATTCAAAGAGTGGGAATATTACGAAGTCCATGCAAAAGATTCGTCCTGATTTAAGCGATAAGAGTGCTTATAACAAGGGATATAAGATATTAAATAGTCCTTTATTTAGGAATGTCATACATGAGAGGGTAAAAAAGAGAGATCAAAGGAGTGTTATGACAGTAGAGCAACGTAGACAATGGCTTAGCGATAACATTCAAGACGAAGAAAAGGACATGAAAGACAGATTAGGGTGCTTAAAAGAGCTAAACAGAATGGATGGCATAGGAAAGAGCAATATTTTAAATGTTGGAAGTGTAAATAATATTACTGTTGAGCAGAAAAGAGCGATTGCAGAGGAAAGAATCAACGATATATTAGGTATCAACATGGGAAGTGAGTTTTTAGATGCCGAGGTAATAGAACACGAGGAGGACGATAACAGTGAAGAAACAGACTCTTAGTGTTACGGAACAGTATTTTAAGGATGTAGAGGACTTAAAAGAGGCTAAAGCTATTAATAAGAGCCAAGAAGAAGTTGTTAGGTTGTTGAAAGGAGCTACCCCGAAGTATAAATTAAAGAATTGGACGAGAGGATATATCCCCGAACATTACAAACGACTCAATATTTCTAGACAAGAAGCTTTTAGACTTGCGGTTATCGGTGCAAGAGAGGCTTTGACATTTTTTCAAGTCAATCTTCACTTTACGCAAGCTATGTTGTTCGGTGCGGTTGTAGAGGGCTACGATACAATCTATGCAATTACTACTTCTCAGTATGGCAAAAGCTGGACTTTAGGTATGATTGCTATTTATCGTGCTTATAAAGGACATCAAGTACGAATTGCGGCCGCAACAGGAGAAACTGCAACTATCATCATGTCCAAAGTTATTGGACATTTACAAAATGCAGACGAGTCTATTCAGAGTTCTGTATTAGATTCAGGAAACAAGATTGAGAAATTGCAGACTTCTACTTCCAAAACTAAGATTTCCTTCAAGGGTGGAGGATGTGTAGAAATCGTTACATTAGGGGGAAACAGTGTAGACCCGAAGAAAAACAACAACGCTATCGGTAAGGGTGGAGATTATATTATTGACGAAGCGGCCCAAGTCAGTGAAGATGCGTATGCCGAGATAGGACGAAGGGAATTTTCAAGTGTTGACGGTTCAAAAGAACTTGAAATTGCTATTTCCAACCCCCACAAACGTGGTGAGTTTTACGATTGTATGACAAACGAGAAATACCCCGAAGGAACATTAGTTGCTTGGATGGATGTACGTACTGCATACGAAGAAGATCGTATGAAAAGTGCATCTCAGATTCTAAATTCTCATTTTTACAAGAATAGAAGTACTTGCCAACGCTATTTAGTGTGCGAATTAGAGGAATTTTCAGACGAAAGTATGTTCAAAACCATGACTTTAGACGACGATAAAGCCGATAGTTCCTATAAAAAGCGTTATTTCCTAGGTATTGACTCAGCTTATACAGGAAAAGACGGTATAGATGTTGCTTTATGCTCTCAAAACAGATACGGAAACTGTAAAATCGAGACGATTTACAATCTTAAAGAGGGCATTTGGGTACAAGGAGTCACATCCGAGAAGATTATTACCAAGATTGTCAAGATTATTGAGACATTAAACATCAAATATGTTTGCGTTGACGTTGGTTTCGGTACTTGGTTGACCGAAGGATTGTCAAAATACTCTGAGAAGCTAGGATTTATCCTTGAAGGTGTCAATTTCCAAGGAGGGCCAACAAAAACACGTATCAAGGCAAGACATTACAGTGCAGTATATGCATTTAATCTAAGAGCGGAAATGTATTTAGACTTTCAGCAGCTAATGGACAGTAAGAAATTGACTTTCACAACGGAAGTCGCAAAAAGATTGAAGCCTGAATTGCTTGCTACAAGGACTGTATCGAAGAACAATAAGAAGATAGCCATTATTCCTAAGGAAGAGATAAAACAACGCTTAGGACACTCTCCTGATGCCCTAGATTCCTCAGTACTTTCTGTCCGCAGTTGTTTAATGTATAATCTAAGCAGTGAAATACTTGCGTATGCAGAGAACGATTAGGAGGTGCTAATTTGAGTCGAAGAGCAAAGAAAAGACAAAAGGATAGAGTTAAACTAGCATCCAATACCTATGTGTCACCTAACATTTCGCACAATATTCACAGTTCTAATGCAGAAACCGAAGCCGAAAAGGTAATGGAAGCTATGTTAAACTGCAATTCAGAGTGCATCAACGGATTTATAAAGACAAACTTTAATAATCAGTTTGATGAGATTGATTGGATGATAGACAATCTACCAACGCTACCATATGTTATCGGTAAGGTTATTGACTTTATATTCTCAAACGGAATCACAACGGGTGATGAGAATTTAGACAAGAATGTTCTTATGCCATTCCTTTACAAACACAATGTGCAAGGTGTTACAAACTATTCCGTACTTCAAAATGCTATTATGCAGTCCTTATTGTACGGAAAGTGTGGTATTCGTTGGCTAGACGAAGATAAAGGAATTGTTACAGAGAATTATCGCAACTATGTTTCTATCATGCGTGAAGATGATGAATATAAAGGCTTTAGAGTTCCTATCTGTTATGCTATGTCGGCAGACGATAAAGAACCTATCTCATTAGGAACAAAGGAAATTGACTTTGATGAAGCGTTATTCCTTAAAACAGGCAAATTAATGTCAAAAGACGGAACAATCATTGTAGAGATTCCTGATAATTTCTGCAATTTAAGAAACGGAACAGACCATGAGAACGGATTATCTTGTTTATTACGTGATAAACAACGTCTAAAGCTATTAGGTGCGGTTTACGAGCGTTTGAACTACGATATTCAGTATGATGGCCCTGGACGTTTGATTTTTTGGCTAAAAGATGGATTTGCCAAGGGAGATACGATTGATTTATCGGCTTCCCAAGTTTTAGACGAATCATCAAGTTCTAAAGCAGACAGAGCCGACAAAGCAAGAATTGAAGCTAAACGTCTAGGTCAGGAAATCAGAAATTCAAAATCAGACAATGTAATCCTTGCAAGCTCTATTTTTGATAAAATGGATCACTTGCCTCGTGTTACAAAAGGTACGGAGTTCTTAGAATACCTTCAAATGAAGGAAGGTTCTATTATTTGTCAGTGTTTCGGTCTTACTCCTGAATTGATTGGTTTAGGGGATGTATCAGGAAACGTATCTATGGAAAGAATCATAGATAATGCCATGACAAATACAATCGTACCAATGCGAGAAAGGTTCGCCACTCAGATTTCTCCTATGTTAAGTGAGAAATTAGGTGTGCCAAAGGTTTATTTTGATAAATACGAATTGAAAGAACAACAAGACAAGTCTGCAAAGACATATAAATTGGCCTTGTCAGTTACTCAAATCGTAGGCGCTATTGTCAACGGAGCAGAAGCGTTAGACAAGAGCACAAAGAATTACATGATGGAATCAGTTACTAGAATGATGGATTCTATCGAGAAAACGCTATAGCGAGAGGAGAAAATAAAATGGAAATGGATATTTTAAAAAGTATCTTATCTGAAAATGAGGTAACACCCCTAGGAAGTTTGAATGGGACTCCGTTATATTCATTTGAAGATGCACAGAGAATCAACAAAATTGGATTGGTAAAAGAGAAAATCCAAGGTAAAGAGGTTGAATTTGGTGAAAGACCTATGCGACCTGATGGATTAGGGTATTTGGAAACAAAAGCCAATGCAATTGCAGTTCCAACTTCTTTCTTTGAGAACAGATACAGAAAAGTAGAAATCGTAAAAACTGTTGCCAATGAAAAAACAAAGAAGGAAGAAACTGTTAAAGATGTATATTACGAAGTCGTAACAGACTACAGAGCTTGCAAAGAACAGGCTAGTGGACGTGTATATACAACTACAATTCCTGTATATCAGATTGGAGCTAAGAAAGATTCAAAAGGAAATGCCGATTTATTCTTAATTGGCCGAAGAAATATTTCAGATACAGACTTTATCAACGAGTTCAAAGGTAAATTGAACAAAGAATCAATGGTCAAGATTCTTAAATTGATTAGTAATAACCAAACAGAACAAGTAGAAGATACATTAGAGTTTTAATTAGAAGTAAAAAGTAGAAAAACAAGGCAATATTTGGAAATAAACAAAAGGTATAAACAGTTTTCACTGTCTATATAGATTTTTGCATATTTCGAGGTATTGCCTTTTTATATGCAAATTAACGAAAGGAGATACATAAATGTCAATTAAACGTAGTTTCACTGTAAAAATCACTTTTAAAGAAGGGTACGGAAACCCAATCACTTTAGAAGGAAAAGATGCGACTGCTTTTAACACTGCTTGGCATAACAAATTGAATGACCAAGACGGAGCTATTGGATTTGAATGGCCAGTTATTACAAAAACAACGGAAGAACCTACAAAAACAGTAACAACTTATACTTCATTCTTATTCTGCAATGTAGCAAAAGTAGAACGCTCAGAACAAACAGAAACAAAGTATACAGACGATCAATGCCATGATGCTTAGAAGGAGAGACCATGCAAAACAACGTACAAACTATTAACGGTGTTACTTGGTTCGATTCCCTAGAAGAAAGAAATGCTTTCTTAAAGCAAAATGGTAGACATGAGTTCGCATTGGAAGAAGCAGCAAAGAACGCAAAACAGTATTTGAAACTTCTTGATGTAATAGAAGAAAAAACGCAAATTGACGTTTATTCAAGATTAGATAGCGGTACTTTGCTATACGGATATGTAGTTCTAGAGCCTAAGAAGAAATACAAGATTCCCGAAGATAAAGTTTTGTTAGAAGCACTTAGAAACAAAACTATTCAAAAAAGATATGATTCCACAATGGAAGAAATCTTAAAAGGAGCAAAGATTCCATACGAAGTCAAGAAGTGTAATTCATGTGGTGGAAGGATTCAGAAATTGTTCTATAAACCCGTAATTGTAGTAGAAACGGAGACTAAGAAATAATGCCACAAAAGAAAAGAGTTCCAACATATGTAGAAAGCATTAAAGATAGCCTTGATCGCAGAAAAAAAGGAAAAGCATTTTATGACAATGCAATCACTTTATCTAGCGTAGATAAAGAAAACCATTATGTCAGTGTGAACCTATCATCAGGGTACGTAGAAAACAAACCTACACGTCTTATTGACGAGGGGGCAATAACATATGAGGGTGGAGATGATATTCGTCTATACATCAAAAAAGGGGCAGTACAAGCGTTCTACGATAGCTTGAGTTCTGATTATGTAGGATATATCAACTTAGCTCACATTGACATTACATCACTCCCTTTAAACTTAGGTACATGGACTAAAGATGATTTAACGGTTGTCGATATTGGGGATGGAAGAAAAGGTCTTGATGTAAACGTCAAACTAAACAGGGAATTGCACATTGTGCAAGATTTATTGAAACAAGAAATACCATTGAGTATTAGTGCAGAACTGAGAGGAACACTCGATTTTGAATCGTCATTCAAATTTAATGCACCATTCTACAACGAAATCGAGATTTCTGGTTTCTCAGTTGTTGCAAATCCAGCCAATGTAAACAGTACAGGCGAAAATTTAAACAGTAAAGGAGACTCAGAAATGAACCTATGGGAAAAGATTTTAAAGTTGAGTTCTGAAAATAAAGAAGAAAAGAAGAATGAAGCTTTAGAAAACAAAGAGGAAGAAAAAGAACCTTCTAAAGAAGAAAAAACACCTGAAAGTAAAGAAGAAGGAACAGAAAACAAAGAAGAAGCTAAAAAAGGCGAAGAAACTTTGGAAACTGTTGAAATGTCTAAGGATGACATGGAAAAAATCAACAAATTCATGGATGCTTTTGAAGCTTTAAGTGCAAAAGTTGAAGCATTAGAACAAGAAAATGCTGAATTAAAAGAAAAATTAAAAAATTCTAAGAAAGAAAAAACAGAATTTGAAAAGAAAGCAGAAAGCACATTAGACAGATTGTCTAGTTTGATCTCAGGACAAGCTAACGATAAAGAAAAGAAAGAAGAAAAATTAGCTTCAACTTCTAAAGTTAGCGGAGATATGTGGGGATAGGAGGTAAACCATGTTAGATTTATTATTTACAAATCCTGATAACACATTATTAGAGAAAATGGCAGTTACACCAGGAATGGTAGAACGTCTAAGTTCTAATATCGAGGATTTAACATCATTCTCAAGAGCTTATATTGATTATGAAAAAGCAAGACAGAATTTAGCAGCAAATGCTGCTAAATCAAATGTAGGAACAGTTGGTATCGGTACTGATTATTCAGATAACTCACCAGCCAATCCATTCCAAAACGTGTTCCCATTAGTTTCTTGGTTAATGAACACACCAGCTTCACGTAAGATGCAAGGTGCTATGAACCGAGGAGCATGGAGCGTAACAAAAAAAGAAGATGGCAAATTCTATATTCAGTTGCCATTCACATACGGAACAACAGAACCTAAATCAACACAAGGTGAATGTTGCTGGGTTCCATTAGATTTAGCTAAGTGTGGTAGCAATGCTCCGTTGGCATTGTTGTGCTTAAAGAGCTGCGAATCTATTATGGATAGCTTAGTAAATGAAACACGTAAAATCAAAGCTAATGACATGGTTTGCTACTTCCAACGTGAAGGAGAAACTATTAAAGAAGCTCAGAAACGTATGGATTTAATTTCAATGGCATACTTCACTGCTATTAACGTGATCTTAGGAACAATGGCTACAGGTACTGCTACATTAAAACCATTCCATGGATTATTGGAAGTAATGGAAGATAAAGCAGTTATCAAAATCGTAGGTACAAACGTATTATCTGCATTTGATTCAGTTGCATTACGTTTAGCAGCATTAGGAGATGGCGATTACAAATTTGCTTGTCACCCATTAGTACTTGAAGGTATTAAGTCTGTTATCGTTCCAGGTAAATTCAACGGAGAATATCCTGATGGATGGACTCGCAATAAAGAAACTGGAGAAGTCGCATTTAAAGGACACGGATTTATCGCAGATAAATTAGTTCCATGTGACATTACAAAAGGTACAGGTGATGTATGGGTATTAGAAGGAAATACAGTAGGTTTGGTAATGGGAACTACTTTCCAACCATCTGAAAAATTCCAACGTCATACATTCGGTGCTACAGATACTCCATCTGAAGGATGTGGTACTCAATGTGATTACTACTACAACTTTGGATGTGCATTTGGAACTGATGCAAACCGATTAATGGTAATCCAAGGTATTCCAATGTCAGCAGCTACATTAGGAGATACATTGAACGGATTAGACCTTGTATTAAAACCAACAACTATCGTACCAATCAACATTGGTGAATAATGTACGAAAAAATTATCGAACAATTGAAAAACTATTGTTCGTGCATAAAGGAAAGCGATTTAGAAGCAGATAAGCTTGAAAAGAATGTTGGAGAACTAATTGATTTAATTAGTACCATCACTTGTTGGAAAAACCATCCTTGTGAGACTTTCCTCTCATCTCAAAGAGAGGAAGTCTTTGATGTTGGTGAATTTAAGAAATGCGGTTGCGATTCAGGAATTGTACGTATACCGCTATTCTATCCAATGATTGACCCAACAACGATTGAAGTATCTGTTATCACTAGAGAAAGAATTACATTTACTACTCACAAATTAGAAGTTGATAAAGATTTTTCTTATAACCCATACGACAGTATCGTGTACGTTGATTTATCTAATATCGACTACAAAGATGTGTGCAATTGTGGATGTGATGAATTGTCTAAAATCGTTGTCAGTTATGTAGCTGGATATGAAACGATACCTGAATGTCTATTGCCTGTATTCTGCGACTTCCTACAATTCGTTATCGCAATGAACAGATGTGAATGCGGTTGTAGCACGTGTGAAGAAACAGATGGTAGTGATGTTCTTATTTCAGAAGAAAATTCTGATGCTCAGATTTCAATTAGTGTGTATGTTCGTGAACATATTACAAAAGCGTATTCAGAGCAATTAGGTATCTTATCGGTATGTAATTCAAAAGACACATGGGTTGGTGCAGTAGTATGAGAATCAAATATATTGGAATGAAAAGTTCCACAAAGAAAAATGGATGCCCAGTATGCGGTGCGAAAGCCAAATCAAACACATCTTACGAGTATTCAAAACGTATGTGTTTGCCTAGTGGCCTAGTAAAAATCTTCCTTATGAACAAAGTTGAGGAAGTATCGCATGAAGATGGTATATTCCTAAAAGGCTTTAAATACGTCTATGGAGGCAAACTTTATTACCCCTTTATCGAGGTGTAGGAAATGCTAAAAGGCCTCTTAGAAGACGTTATAGAAGCATGTGAAGAAGAATTTGAAGGATTGGCTAGTGAATTAGAAGAAACTATGCGAGAAGAAACTCCAAGAGGGAGTAGATTCTATGCTCAAGAAATGAATAGTTCACCTTGGAATGAATACAAGCCAGGTGCTTTAAAGGATTCAATCACGAAAGAAAAAGTATCTAATACCGAATATCTAATCGGAGTAGATGCAGACAAACTAGAAAAAGATTCTAGAAACCCTTCTCACGTTGATTACTCCCCAATGGTACAGAATGGAACGAAACGAGTTTATACATTAGTTCGTAAAAACGGAAGGCCATTCGTTTGGGTAGATGAAATGGGAAAGAAACACTTTGCATGCAAAATTAAGATGCCACCTAGAAAGGCAAACGATTTTGTTGCTAGAGCGGTATCTAGATTTGACGCAAAAGTTAAATAAAGGAGATTAAAAATGGAAGAAAAAGTTGTAAAAGCTAAAAAGACTCCTGAACAGAAAGTAGATGTTCAAGCATTTGTTTCACGTAAACTAAACGCTTTAAATCAGTTAGGTGGAGCTAAAGCAGAGCGTGCTATGGAGCGTGTACTAAAAGCTACAATGGGAGGGCAAAAATAATGTCTAACTGTAACATTAACAAAATCATTAGTGACAAATTAAGTGTCTCTAAATTAACTAAAACTCAAGAAATTGATATTACTATCATGAGTGATATTGATTCTTGTTTAAAAATCAATACTCGTAAATTTGAAAAGATTACAGGTACTTCTAGTGCTTATACATCACGTACTATTGCACCTGATTTAATCAACGTTTGCGAATCATTTGGATGTAAGAATACAGGTACATTGTTCATCACTTCTAAAGAAACGGATGCAACAGGTGCGGACGGAAACAAAGTACACACAAGTGGTGCGGTATTTAAAGCATTGAAAAATGCATTAGACTTTGCAGCAGGTCTTGTTTACTACTACGTAAATGTTCCTCAAGCAGGTACTTACACAATTACAACAAAGATTTCAGATGTTTTAGATCATGAAATGACTAACGCAGATGAATATACAACTACTTTAAAAGCAGATAAAGAAGGATTCTACCCTGTACAGATTGACCTATCTACTGTTCCTACAAAGACATCAGGAAAAGGATGGGAAGCAAGTACATCAGGTGTCCGTTTAAGCATTGAAGTAGCGTTAACAGATAAATCAGCAGATAGTATCTTGATTGGTCTTTCTTCAATTTCTTTCTTTGAAGAATTTGCAGATTTAGATTCTAACAACGATATTAAAGTAAGTTGCTTATCAGGATTTGATGGTGACGATACTGTAGACCCTGTAGATACAAGCTGCTTTGATGATTCTTATGATGATGATTCCGCTTCTATTGAGCGTTCATTTACAGGTACTCAATTAACATCTAACTACTTAACTATGAACCCATTCATTGGCAAGGGAGATAAGTCTCAAGGTTTTATGATGCGTACTCAGGAAGTAGTTATTGAAGCAGATAAAGAACATCCTGAATATGGTTCAATCCATATTGCAGACCACTTTGTTGAAGAATGTGGATTTATCTATGCAGCATTGAGTGACCAATGCAATATTACAGATTCTACATTGAACCGAATCAACACTCCATTATTGGCTAACTTAGATGAGTCTCAATACCAAGTATTGAACAGTAAAATCAATCCAAGTTTAGACATTGAAGGTTCAAAGATTTACTTCAACAAAAACTTAGTAGGTAAAACATTGAAGATTTCTTATCCAATGACTGTTGATGTATTGCAACACTACGTGGCAAACAACGATAGCTTAAAGAATAAGAGAGCTAAAGTTACAATCACTCGTTATAGAAGTGATGGAACTGCGGAAGTATTTACTTACCACAATGCAAAAATTACTTCATTCCCAATGGGTATCCCTGATGACGGAGCGTTTGAATTTAGTTTAGCGTTCAAGAAAGATACTCGTGGAAACTGGTATGAAGTTTATGTAGTAAACAAAGCTAACGCTAATTTATAGAAATTGAGAGGCAAATGAGATGGAAGAACAAAAGATTTTAGAACCAACACAGTTAAATGCCATGATTGAAAAGTTAAAAGTAGCTCGTGAGGATGATACTCCTCACGCAGTCTATGGCAATGGTGGTGAAATTGCAGTTGTTGGTGATGCAAATAAGACAGATGTTAAAACAATTGATATTGAAGTGAACTTTAGATTCACTGAAAAAGAAATCGAAGAACATAAAATTGATGTTCCTGAGAACGCTAAAAGAGTAGGGCAATACGTTATGTTCGATAAGAAGTTTGAAAATCTAACATTGTCTCCTAGACAAGATATGAAGATGGTAGAAGCTTTAATCGAAGTAAAACCATTGTTATTGGATGCAGAACAAATCCTAGACCCATATAAAGAAAAATTCCAAGAAATCGAGGAATATTATGGTCACAAATTCATTGAAGGAAAAGATGGAATCGTTACAACAGATGCAGATGATGAAGAAGTGAACAAGACTATGGTTCAGATTCATGAAGCGTATATGAATGAAGCAAATGAACAGATTTTCCATTTATACGCTCAATCCTCTACAAATTTAGTTGATGGACTTTATAAAGTTGTTGCAATTTTCTTAGGATTAGATGAATTTTATGAAGATCACATGATGCAATATTCAGTTTTAACTTGCATGATTAGCCTAATTATCAAATATCCTGAATTATTCAATGAGGTAGAAACAGTTTTTATCAAATAATTGATAAGGGGGATGATAAAAAGGATTCAGTAAAAAAAGCAAAGTCTTATGTTGCAGAACTAAATCTTTATTCAACCATGGCTCATTATGTCGGTAAAATTCTAAAAATACGCCCCAATGAGATATTAGACCATTGGGGTGTTTCTGAATTAGTTGTAGCCTTTGGGTACTACGCAAATCTACAAAGTGATAAAACATGGAATGAAATTAACGAGGCAAATAAAAATTCTAAAAAGAAAATACCTCAGATTGACAGATATGCGGTCCATTTCATGCAGAAAACAGATTTAGCGAAGGAGTCCGAAGATGTCAGTACGTGAAGTCGGTGCTAGGTTAGTCCTTGACATTAAGGATGCCGAAGCAAAGATAAAACAACTCGAAAAAGAGTTAAAAGATATTGAAAAGGCAAAGCTCAAATTTGATGCTAACACTAATGAATTAGAAAGAATTAAGGCAAGATTAGAAGAAATAAAAAAAGAAAAGGAAGCTTTGGAAAGACAAAAACTTTCTTTAAAAGTTGATTTGGATAATCTAGCTAATTTCAAGAATCAATTATTGGATGTTAAAGATGATATTAGTGAGCTTAAAAAAGAGCTATTAGCCTTGAACAATAAAAAGCTTTTTATTGATATTGATTTAAAAGCAAATGCCAATGAAATTCATGATGTTATCAATGACATGACACTAGGTGAAAACGATAAAAGTGATAAGCTTAAAGACCTATACAGTGCACGTGAAGCTCTCAAATACGATATGCGAGAGGTTGGCATTGAAATTGATGAAGTTCAAAAGAAAATTAACAATCTTAACAAAGAAAAAATTAAGATTGAAGCGAACATCAGTGAATTAAATGATGCTCAAAAATTGGTTGATGAGATTGATGATTCAATCGCAGATTTAGACAAAGAAAAAATAAAATTAGAAGCAGATTCTTCTAAGTTAGAAGATACAAATAAAAAGCTAGACGAAACAATCGAAAAAGAGAATGATGTAAGAAACACAAAAGCTGATATTGAGTCACAAGTTATCGGCTATCAAGATAGCTTGAATAAACTAAACAATCTTCAACAAGCTGCTAAAGCTTTGAAAACTGCTAGTAAGATTACATTTGATGTCGGAAATAAGATGTCAAATCTAGGCTCTAGTATGTTGAACATTGCTAAGAATTTCCAAAACAATCCAATAGGAGATATTGGACGATTCTTAGTACAAGGTGTTGGATATTCTAGTTTGTATAGATTGGTTTCTAGTGCACAAAACGCAATTGGTGATGCATTTTCAAGCGGTGTTAATAGATACGATACAATCAAAGTTGCGAAAAGAACATTGTCCACTGTAGTAGGCGATGTAGACGATTCTACGGCTAAAATCCAAAAGATGATTGATAACCTAGACGAAAGCATTTTGGGACTACCAACCACTTTAGATGACGCTCTAAGCCATGTTACGAGATTTACTTCAATCAATCATGATTTAGATAGGTCTCAAAAGCTATTCTCGGCAATTAATGATTCCATTTTGACATTTGGTGGAGATTCTGAGGGAGTAAACAATGCGGTTACTCAGTATTCTCAAATCATGGGTTCTAAAATGGATGCTCGTACATTGAGATCAATGGAAGATGCAGGTATGACACCAGCCTTAACTGCTATTGCAAAGAAATTTAATATGTCATTTGCAGAGTTTAGAGAAGCATTTACAGGGTCAAATCCAACTATTTCATTACAACAATTTGAGGATGCCTTAATTGAGTTGGATGAAAAAGGCGGTGGTGGCCTAAATTCGTTGGCAACTATGGTTAAATCATCTGTAGCCACAATTGGTAATGCTTTTGACTTAATCCCTAAGAGATTTAGTAAAGCCGAAGAAAAGTGGTTAGGTGCATTAGATGAGGTTTCGACGGAATTAACAGGTGCTACAATCTATGGAAATATCTACAAACTTTCTCAAAAAGTCGAAGGCTTAGGAGATATAGGAGCCAACTTCATTAGAAGTCATAAAAAAGAGATTGGCGAAGGTATAGACTTCATTAAAACGAAATTTACTGAATTGTGGAGTGTTTTAAAAACATTCAGTTTCAAAGATTTTGTTGGTGGATTTAAAGAAGGATTAGGAGATTTCCAAGGAGCAATTGATTTCTTCAAGCCTATTCTTGGTGATTTCTATGATTTTGCAAAAGATAAAATCACCGAAATGGGAGACGGAAGCTTTTCTAAAGGATTAGGACGTTTCGTAGCAGACTACATCCAAATTGGTATTGGATTAAAGTATGCTGGTAGATTAATGAAACTCGGAAGTGGTGGAATTAGTCTTTTAGGAGATTTAGTAAACGTTGCTTCAAAATTCAAAGGAAAAAGTTTCAATATTCCTTTCCTAGGAAAACTAGGAAGTAAATTCAGTTCTGTTAAAGATGTATTCAAGAGTTCAGATGAGATTGCTACTGCGACAGGTACTCCAAAAACTTTTGATGCAGAAGGATTTAAAAATAAATTATCTTCATTAGCTATCATAGCTGGTGGGGCAGGAACAATTATTCTTTATTGCAAAGCGATAAAGGAAATTGAAAAGAATGTTCCAAATGACATTACAACATTGCCTATGCGATTAACAAATCTATTCTCTGTAATGGGATTGATGATTGGAGCTAATACAATTAATGCAGGAGTTTCAAAAGCATTAGAGATGAACAATGCCTTAACAGGATTAGCAATGATGATTGGTCAAGGCGGAGCTTTATGGCTATTTGCAAAAGCTATGCAAGAGCTAGATAAAACTATGCCTGACGGATTCGACACATTCAACGATAAGTTATTGGGCTTATTTGAGTGCATTGGCTCTATGACACTTATTACAGGTATTCAAGGTGGTGCTGGTGTCCTAACGGGTGGAATCACTACATTGGCCCAAGTGCTAGGAATGGTAACAACAACAGGACTAGCTGGTACATTGATTGCTTGTGCTAAGGCTATGCAAGAAGTCGATAAAAACGTACCTTCAAATACAGAAGGATTGAAAAATAAAATCCAAGGAATTATGGATGTTATTGATATGTTTGAAGGTGGAGGAACATTATCCTCTTGGTGGAGTCAAGTTATTAAAAGTTCTGAGTCTTTATGGAAGGATATGGAGGCTTGGAATATTACTAGGATTCTAAAGAAACTTGTTACTATTGGAGAATCAATTTCAAAAGTACAAGGAATGGGTATTGATAGCAGTTCTTTCGACGATCAATTTGAAGAAATTCAAGAGGTTGTTAAGAATATTAATGATTTTAAGTTCCCAACAGTTAGCACATCAAGTGCAACGAATATTGCAGATGCAAACAGTATCGTTAAGAACTATACAACAATGGCTTCTAGCCTATCTAAAATGTCTAGTATCAACGGAAGTTCAATTAACGTTGAGAATTGTACAAGCATTTTAAAGAATGTCGCTAGTGTTGTTAGTGAAATGAAAAAAATTGTATTCCCTGATGTTACAAATAGTATTAAATCTAATTTAAATGCTACAAATGCTCAAGAGTTCCTAGATACATTAAAGATTTTGGAACAAATTGTTCCTGAATTTGGAAACTTGCAAGCAGTAATGACAAGCAATCCTTTACCAAAGGAAGAGGATATTAAAAAGACAATTGAGAGTATTTCTCAAGCAATTGGATATATTTCTGTAGCTGGTGTTGGAACGGGAAAAGACAAGAATATGTTGTCTTATAACTTGAGACAAATTCCTGATGCCGAGTTATTTAATAACGCACTAACGGCAATTACAACTTTAGGAGATATAATCCTTAAATTTGGTACTTTGAATGTTTATTCAGATGGTTTTGATTTTGAATCATTACGAGCAAACATCAAGCAAATTGGAGATGTAATAAATGATTTGGCAACTAACAAAGGATTGACAAAAAATACCAAAAATATTGGCAGTGTTGATACGACAGTTACTAAGTTAAAAACGATTTGTGATAACTTAAATTCTATCGTTGGATTAAATCTAGACTTTGTTAAGGTTGGAGAAGTCACAACAGGTATTCAAACATTCCTAAACAACGTTAAAGGATTGAAAGTTGGAGAAGCTACCACAGATGTTGTTACAGAGGTAAACTCAATTGTTACTTCATTCCACAACATGGCCACAACTTTATCAAATATGAAATCAGAATTTAATACCTCTGGTACAGATATGGCCAATGGAATTATTGAAGGTTTCAAAAGCATTGATATTGAAGGCTCATTTGGAACTAAGATTGATAATGCTAAAACTTCATTGAAGAAGAAAAGCTTCAAATCTGTAGGTAAGAAGTTTGGAAAAGATGTTGTAAGTGGATTCAGTGAAGGTATCTCTAATATGTCTAGTTCAATCTCTAATCAGATTACTATGATGTATGGATATTCAACACGATTCACAGATTTAGGACAATACTTAGGAAGTGCATTTAAAAATGCGTTCAACAATCAATCGGGAAGTATTAATACAGGTGGTACAACAACCCCTAAAGCAAACACGGGCAATGAATCGCAAGGAAAAAACTTTAAGTTTGCTAAAGGTGGCCCAGTTTACTTGAAAAAAGGTGGACAACCAATTGTCATGAAACCTAGTGGAACAGATACAGTACCTGCTATGTTGACTCCTGGTGAGTATGTAATGAAACGTAGTGCAGTTAAGAATGCAGGTCAAAGCTTCATGGACAAAGTAAATAACATGGACTTAAAAGGTGCATTCAAAGAATTGTCTACTAGATATGGTTCTCATGTTGGAAGTGTTGTTAATAAGAGTGTGACTATCAACAATAACGATAATCGTGTTACGAATAACAGTATTGCTTTCAATGAAGGAAACGAAAGAAGGCAGGCTATCAAAGTAGGTAGATGCTTGAGAGGTTTGGCATAATGACTTGTTATAACTTAAACCCATTAAAAACATACGTTCAGTTCAATGATCTTGTAATAGACAGTGCAGAGGAGATTTCCTCTGCCTCTCTAAAGCAAGATACAAAGACTGCAACGCAAGAATATAGTTACGGACATGGTAGTTATGTTGCTTTCCAAAAGAATCAACAGTTTCTTACGGAAGGTGATTTGTCCTTAACATTGAATTTTAATTATGAACATTTTCATGATGAAGATAGAAGATTCCTACGTGACTATTTCAATTTGAATTTGCTTAAACCTGGAAGGTTGTGGGCAATTCAAGATAACAAATTGATTTGGGCATGGGCCTATGTCACAGGATTTAGTGAAGATTACAAAAAATACCAAGGTTATCTATCAATGGATATTGATTTTAAACTTTGGGAAGGTGTATGGCATATTGCAGATACAAAGAAAACATTCTTAGTTCCTTATTCTGTATGTAATATCCTCGATTGTGAGGATTTCAGAGATGCTCAAAAGTGCTTATCATGTTGTGTTACTTGCCCCCCTGATATGGAAACTTGCAATTCGTGTTTATGCGATTGTGGAGACATTACAGAGGAAACATCTTTATGCGTGATGGGAACTAAAGCGTTGGAAGATTTTATGAATTGTGGCAATTCATACAAGATTGTCTACGATTGCATTAAAGGTGAACAGATTTTCGGCGATGATTTGATTAAAAACAAAATCTGTAAAAAAGATTATTGTGTTGAGTCGATTGCTGGAAGATTCTACAGTGGCACAATATTAGATACCGACAAAGTAAAATTGATTCTAGATGGTAAATTCCAAAACCCTGAAATCGAAATCAATGGAAACAAGATGATGATTCTAGGTGAATATGATGGAATTTTAACACTTGATTCAAGTTGGAACTTATACTTTACTGCGGATGGATGTTGTGCATCAGAGGAAGTAGATTTAGATAATCTAGTAATTGAAGATGAATTTGGATTCACAGTACATCATGGAATGAATAGATTAGTTGTCACAGGCTCATGTTGTAAGATGGCTTGTGTATATATAGATGTTGATGAACTTACAAATTAAGGAGGCTTGCAGTGGCAAATGTTAAAAGTTATTGCACTGCTTGTGGAAAACTAAAAGATAGCAGTGCAGAGTTTATCCAAAATGGTGTTACAGATTCAATCTGTACGTCTTTAGGAAACGATACAGGCTTAAATCCTGAGAATGGCAATAATACGTGCACAGACATGGAAAATGCCAACGATTGCCTTACAAAGGGCTTATATGATATCATAGATGGATTTGATTTGTGTGATTGGAAATTATTCATGAGCCAATACGCTAACAATGATTACAACATGAAAGCAGCTATGATTTGTTGGATGTGTGGATTGCAAGACCAGTTGTATAATCTTCAACTTCAAAATTTGGCAATCGAAACTCAATACACGATTCAACAGTCTACGCCTGGATTGAGTGTTGAAATTGACAGACAAGGTAATTTCACATTCAAGTATTCAGATTGGATTCACACTAGCGATTACAAGAAAGTAGCGGACGGAGTTATTACAGGAAAAGTAGATTTCTGTATGAAACCTAACAAAGATAAGAGTGCTACATATAAATTCAACAGTGTTACATTGAAACACTACTCTTATAAAATGACGGGAGTTTCAGCTGGTTCAGCTCCTACTGTTTCGATTCGTGTTCCTAATAAGAGTGGATCATTGGTATATCAAAAAATCACAAATGCTTCATTTGAAGAAGATATTAACAAAACAGTGGAATTAAGCATGAGTGGAACAGTAAAAGCAGGAGAAACAACAAATTGGTTGCAATTCCTTTCTATTTATGTTGATTGGCTAGAAGATGATGAAATATCTCTACACACTCGTTTTGTAAATGATAACAAGGTGAATTTTGTTATCTGTAGAGATTAGGAGGTACACATAAATGAATAAAGATGTTTGTTCTGCTTGCGATTCTTTAAAAGCTACAAGCAGTAATTTCATTCAAAAAGGTGTAACAGATACTATTTGTGCAAATCTTAAAGCAAACCAAGGCTTTGAAAACAAGGACCACAATAACTGTACAGATATGCACGATATGAACGATTGCTTATTAGGTGGATTGCTAGAAAAGATTGATACAATTGATGTTTGTGATACAAAAGAAGCTATCAGAGATTTGGAAAAGAATTTAATCAGTATCATGGATGTAATGATTTGTTCAGATTGTGGCCAATGGGAAGAAATCGAGAAACTATGGGCAGAAATCCAAAAGATTTGGGCAGCTATTAGAGCATTACAAGCCAAAGTCGGAAGTCTTGAAGGTAGTGTTGGTGATATGTACAGTGCAGTTGAGAAGATTCTTACAAATCTTAAAAACAGTGGTGCATGGAAGCAAACGGGAGATACTGTATTTCAAGGAAAGTTCAATGACGGAAGAAGCATTGCGACAGGTAACATCAATATCTTTGGTGGTACTCCTGACGGAAATTCATACATCCGTACTAATAACGGAAGTTCTGAGAATGATTTGGCTGGTGGTGTTTAATGGCATGGCAAAACTTTCATGGAGCTTACGATAACACAGGGCCATACGCAAACGTAATATTAGGTGGAAATCCAGGCAATACCGCAGACTTTGGATTTCCCATTGCTACCGCCCATTCTAAAGGGTATGGAAAAGGTATCAACTTTTCAGATGATGGAAACTATGGTGTTACTTTCACATTAGATTTAGTTGGCTATGGTGTAACGGATGCTGGTCAATATACAGGAAACGGAAAGTATGTACAGTATGGTGGAAGATACAACTATATTTTGATCATTAGTGTTTCTAACAACAATAAAGCCTCATGGCGAGAGATTTACAATCAAGTAATATTCTCTCATGCCGATACATGGCCATTGGCTTATTCATCAGGTTGGGAAACAGTAGCACAAAACAGTCAATGGAGTGGTAAGCTACAACTTCCAACAGATACAACACACGTTAAAGTTGAATTAAGAGGTGAAGATGCTACATTCCCTTATGAGAATATATATTCTATTCAACAGGTTATCCCTGATTTCAGACCATGGGCAGTAAGAAAAGGCGGTATATTCTATTCTTTGGATAGAGCTACAGGATGGTTTAAAAAGAGAGTTAAAGATTCTTGGGTCACTATTGGCAAGTACAGTGCCGATAAAGCAAATAAAGAAAACCAAGGGTCAAGTAGAATTAGAAAAAATGGTAAATGGGTAGGACAAGGCAAAATTGGTAGTTAGGAGTAAATATGATTCCTTACTTTGAAATATTAGAATTTGGAAAAGTTAAGAAAAGATTCAGAGAAGCTTTAAGCACAATCAGTTTTTCAAATGAGTTGATGACGGTACCTGAAATGCAAATCACAATTCCTAACGAATACTACGATTTAATCTCAGGAAGAAAAGAAATGCGAGTAATTATGGATTGTGGAGTTTTCTATGGAATGATTACCGACTATAAGCCATCTGTAAGTGGTTTAAACATATCTCTAACGCACGTAATTAACGAATGGACATATAGACAAGTCCCAACAAATTATGCGGTTAAAAACGCTCTTATAAAGAACGTATACGAAAGTGAAGATATGTATTATTCGACTCAGTGGAAGATGAATTTTGAAACCGAGATTGATAATGAAAAGATTGACTACGTTTATTCTAGACAATCTAAATTGGATGCACTTACTAAAACTTGTGAATTGACACCATCTGTTTATTGGAGAGTGCCATTTACAAATGATAAGCAAGTTGAAGTTGGATATTTTGGAAAGAAACAACCTGTTATGCTTTCTAATAAGCCAACATTAGGAAGAAACTACAGAATCATTGGCGAGCCAACAATGGAAACCGATTTTTCAGATGTTATCAACCTTGCTACTGTTTATGCTAATAAATCTGATAGTGGTATGTCCTCTTTATCTTTGAGAGAAGTATATAACGATAAAAGTTTACAGAACCCTAAGTTTCCCGTAGTTATTTTGAGATCAAACATAAATAACGAGCGTGATTATGAATATGTAGACTTTCCTAAATTAGCTCCTAACAATCAATTGGAGTATTCCATTATTGATACAGAGTCAGTTGGATATGAAAGTGGTGTATTCATTGAAGGAACATTTGCTTTTGACGATTTATCACCATTTAGTCTAGAGGATATGACAAAAGACTCTAAGGATTACAAATGGGTAATTCCTAAAGAGCAAAGATTTTTAACAGATACAGAGGAAATAAACAACGCTAAAGCCTTATGGCACTCTCTAAAAGACATTTGGAGCAAATCTGCCATTGCTGCTTTATGTGGTTCATGTCATGTTGAATCAACGTTAAACCCTAACTTATATCAAATGGGTGATGTTCCTGATTCTCAAAAAGGATTTGGATTGGTTCAGTGGACTCCATACACACGAATCACCAATTGGCTTGGTTCTCATGGATATTCAAGCTACACAATGTACGGAAAAGGAGAAGTAGCTAAGTTGGTTGAAGAATGGTCAACAAACGCTACAAATGGGCCTTGGATTCCTACTTCTTCTTATAACATCACATTTCAACAATGGTCACACATGGAAGCCGATATGAATTACATGGTAATGGCTTTTATGGCAGATTATGAGCGTGGAGATACATCTATTGATTTGCAGTATCAAAAACGTATTGAATTTGCTCAACGTGTCTATGGCTTGATTCCTGAGTGGGAACAAGACGATAACGGTACTACAACGGATAAAGATAAGACACAAGCTAGGCCTTGGAACGCTCAGAATTTTATCAACACATGGAACGGTCAATCTATCGACATGGATGGTGTGCCAGTTGAACAACCATATCAATGTGTAGATGCATGGAAGAAAGCATTGCAGACATTAAATTATCCCGACCCTACAAGAGCTATTGGCGGTGATGGATATGCAGATTACATTTGGTATAACAGAGATGAATTAGGCTATTCTCAATACTTTGATTATGTTAGTACACCTCAATTTGGTGATTGGTGCATATTCGGTAGAGGTGGTGACACACCTACATCACACGTTGCAATGTACGTTTCTGATGCTGGTAATGGTAGAGCTAATTTCTTTGGTCAAAACCAACCTTATCCATATTGCAATACGACAACAATCAGTACATCAAATATCATTGGTATTTTCAGAGTAAAGAGCGTTTATGTACAACAGAGCATTGACCCTGAGTCTACAAACGGAACAACTATCATTACTGATAACGATAGAATTTATGCGGCCAAGGTTGTATATGATTGCGCCTGTAGAAAACTAATTAATGCAAGAAGAAAGTTTGCTATCAACGTTTCTTGTGAAGCATTACCTAAAGAAGTAAACGTAGGCGATAGAATCAGATTTATTTATGATCTCAATTTATTGCAATTAGGAAGTTGCAATAGATACATGAAACGTATTCTAAAACAAGACGATTGGTTCTATATCACAAGTCTACAAAGAGAAATAGATAAAACAGGAATTGAAATAGATACATTGACACTAGAGAAATTCCTAAGAACAGATAGAGACGGAAAGAGTGAGTAGTTATGGATATTAGTAAGGCGATAAATATATTAGCTGATAGTGTCTATGATTTGAAAGAAAAAGGAAGATACAATTCCATTCAACGTAGAAACCACACAGTTGATTTTTATGGGTATGAGTTCCCTAGATGGGGATGTTCAAGTTCTAAACCAGCGGTAATAGGAATGTCAATTTCTCAGGATTTGATTTATTATGAGCGTTTTGAGTTTAAACTAGTAATAGATAATTCTACTGCTACAAACTTTAATGTTGAGATTGAAGGAATAGACATGACACCATATTTCAAGCAGCAATTCAACGGAGCGTGGATTACAGGCAATGGACTATGGCCTGGGCAATACTCTAATTTTGATGTTCTTAAAGCTTGTGGGTATCTTTCAGAGGATGAGAGAAATAGAATATTAGACCCAGGATATAAAACAATCAAAGTAACGGGAAATGGTAATTTTGATTGTACGTTAGTAAATTATCTTAAATATAGTCATGTAAACAGATAAGAGGTATCTATGAATAGATATGAACAAAGGATTGAAAACCTATCAAATCATGTAAAACAAAATCCTAGAGATTGGCAGTCTGCCATATCGCTATTGAAATTGAACAGTCAACAAATTGACTTTAAAAGAAAACAAAAACAACAGTCTGCTAGATTGTCTATCAAAGCATACAAAAAGGAGGTTGTGTAGATGGAAAACAAATATAGCACTTCGGGAATTGGAGAAGATATTATCCGTAGTTTTACACAAATTGCAAGTGCAGAACTACACGCTAAAACCTTATTAGAAAAACGTATTTCTGAGGTTGAAAATGGATTGATTAGTGAAGAAGAAATTCCTGATAATTTAGAAAAGATTGAAGCACTAAAGGATGAAATTGATGATTATGCCAATATCAGACGTTCTCAAATGCTTTATCTATACAATTCTTTCGGTGGTAAAGGGGATAGAGAACAGTGGTGTTTAGTTAAACATTTAAGTATGGCTATGTACACTGCATTTGAAGCATATCAAGCTTCGGATAGAGACCCTGAATTATTGAATATCGCTTTGGAGATTAACAAGAAGTTTATTGAAGCTTGTACAAAATTCTTAGGTGTAGAAATTACATCTTGTGCATCTTGTTTCGCAGACATTATGAAAGCTGGAGGAAAATAATATGCAACCTGTAGTATGTAATAAAGATATGGCGGTAGCGTTTCCTTTAAAAGATGGTGATTGCGAATTTTGGCTAGAAATCGTTGATTCTGTAGATGATATTACAAATCCAAGTAGAGACCATGCGTATGTGGATTCAAAAGGATTGTTCTATATCTACAGCGGAAAAGAAATTCAAGTAATCAATGACCATGCAAATTTGAAAATCAAATGGGGAAATATGATTGGTGATATTTCTAATCAATTGGATTTAATGGCAATTCTAAATCAATTCGTTAAGACAATTTCTGTAAATGGAACAAACATTGCCAAAGATAACAACAAAAATATTGCTATCAAAGTGCCTATCACAACTATTAAATTAGATGGAAAAACAGTTAGTCCTGTTGATTATATTGTTAATCTTGATATAGCTAGTGTTTATGCAAAGAAAACTGAAATTCCTAAAAATGTATCTGAGCTTCAAAATGATGCTGGATATATTAAACAAGAAGTTGTAGATCAATTAGTACCTATCAAAACAATCAAAGTTAATAACGTAACGATACCACCTGATGAAAAACACGCAGTTAATATTGAATCAATTCGTTATAAAGTTGGAACTGCCGACCCAAACACGACAAATTGCCCTAACGGATATTTCTACTTTCAGATAGGAGACTAATCCATGGCTTATGTAGGTGGAGGATGGGCATTACTTGGAAATCATCAAATTTGGTCATACAGTGGCAAATGTAATATGTATTTCCAAGTTTACGCATGGAGTGAACAAGATGTCGTAAACAATAGGTCTACAGTCCATACAAGAACGAGGATTTTAGTCGAAAATAAAAACCCTCATTATACAGGTTATCGTGTTGAACAAGATTGGTCTGCTGGAGTTACAGGAGCACCAAATTATAGTGCTCATGCAACGTTATCAGATGGTGGCGCTGGTACAAGCAAGGAATATATTCTACAAAATGGTTCATTTACTGTTGACCATGATTCTAATGGTAATGCATCAAGCAAAGTGCATTATTGGTTTAATGGAACATATACAGGAGCTATAGGAAGTCCTTATAACACAAATGTAGTAGACATCTCACTTCCTAAAATTGATAGAACCGCAGACAAGGCAACAATCAGCAATGTTGGAAGTACATATAAAACAATGTACTGTACAATTTCAGTTCCATTTTATTCTGGGGAAAACCAATGGAGTCGTGACGGGAAAACATGGACGGATTGGAATAAAGTAATAAAAGCCGATACGCCTTTTGTAGATACATGGACAGGATTAAAGCCAAACACTAAATACACTGGATATTATCGTTTCAAGAGAAAATACAATGGAGTTTGGAGTGAAGCAGTTGATTTTACTACAACTACTAAATATCCTAATGCACCTTCAAAAGGAAGCGTTTCTTCAAACTCGGTAACATCCAATTCCGCAAAAGTTAGTTGGAGTGGATTCTCATTAGGAGATATGGCTACAGATTATTCTTATCAAACATCTAATGATGAAAATAATTGGACAGACCGAGGTAAAGAAACAAGCTTAACCCTTGGTAATTTAAAGCCAAATACGAAGTATAAATTCTATGTAAGAATGGTTGATAACTATGGTCAACCTTCGTTGGCAGCTAGTACATCATTTACAACGTTGAACCCTGAAAAACCAAATGTAGGTGGTATCGGAAGTGCAGGATTCACACCTCATGGTGGTATGTTTAGCTGGTATGGATTCTCTGTAAATGAAGGAGCTACAATAAATCATTACGAATATTCGCTAGACAATTCAAATTGGATTAATGTTGGAACTGATACGTATATTTATTTAGACAATTTAAGCCCTGAAACAAGTTATACATTATACGTTCGTATTGTTGATAACTTCGGCTTTAAATCAGATAGTGCTACATTCAGTTTTAAAACATTAGTTGACCAATTGAAGATTGCATATAACACAAATACGTATGAAGGAAACATCCTTACAAAAGACGGAGTAGACATCTTAGCTAAGAATGGAGATAACTTGATTGTTGTTCTTGGTAGAGAAGGGCTTAGAACTGCTAGAGTTTTCTACAACGATAACGGAGTAATAAAGAAAGTAAAAGCAGTTTATTTCAACAAGAAAGGTAAGATTCTACGTCATACAAACTATGGCGGTTAGGAGGTATATAAATGGGTGTTAGAATTGCAGAATTGCCTTCAAGCAAAGGCATTTCAAAAACAGATTTAATTATCGTCCAAGATAATGAAGCTACTAAACAAGGTACAATCCAACAGTTAGATGATTCTTTAGGTGTAAGTAGGCTCAGAGAAAAATTTGAAGCGTTGGGATTATCTGTAGACGAAGAAGGATATATTGTTCAGGAGGTACAAGAATAATGGCAAAACACAGAATTTTAACAGATGAAACAGGAGAAAAAATTGTAAAAGCATTAAATATTATTGCTCAAAACGGAACTTCACATCAATCAATGGATTGGCAGAAGGTAAGAACATTAATTGCAAACGGAGTCGGTGAAAGTGCGTTTGCTATTGGTACGCAGTTAATTGAAAAATGGACAGATACCGCTGATTCAAAAGAATACGATATGCCATGGCAAGTAAACCACTTTGAAGATATGACTTTAGAGGACGGAGAAGTAGTCCCTGGAATGTGGTTACAAACGCACTTTACTTTGCCTTTTGATATTCAATTTTCGCATCAGAGAGCGTTTCTAGCGTGTCCTGATGGACTTAGTGCTGGCACTTACAATTTCGATTTCGCTAAGGCATGGGGAAATAATGTTAAACTAGGAATTAATTACCAATTTACTTTGACAAAACCTGTTGAAAAAGGTGGCAGATTAGCTGGATGCTACGGAGCACCAGATACCGCACCTTCAAGTTGGGAGGTTTATTCATATGGAAAAGATGGGATTACATTAAATGAAACAGTCAATGTTACTGTTGGTAGTGGTGGAACAAATCTAGGAACAATCCCATATGATAGTAGAAGTGGAAACTTAAACTCAGTACAAGAAATGGCATACGGATGGAACAGATGGAAAACATCTGCTTTAAGACAGTATTTAAACTCAAATAAGCCAAAAGGACAGTGGTGGACTCCTCAAGATCAATGGGATATTTGTCCTAACCAATTAGCTTCTAAAGACGGATTCCTTTGTGGTATACCTGATGAAATGCTAAATTGTTTAAAAAAAGTAAAGGTAGTTACTTATGCTAATACTGTTAATGATGAAGGGGCAGAGGACATCACGTATGATTATGTTACGTTGCCTTCATTATCTCAGATGTTTATTAAGCCACAAACGAGCGGAGAAGGTGATGTTCACACCTATTGGAAAAGAAGAAGCGGACGTACAACACCTTGCGAATGGTTGACAGATTATCCAAATATGGTTGAGTATTCCGTTGCAAATAAAACAACACCTCAGCACGTCCGATTGCGTTCAGCCTACCAAGGCTTTGCTTGTTTTACTTGGTTTGCGTCCACTAGTGGCTATGTCGGCAACGGCGCCGCTTCCACTGCGTATACGTTCGCCCCGCTTGTTTGCATCGCATAAATCTAAAATTGGGGCAGACAACGTACTGCCCCATACAAGGAAAGGAATTATTGAATGGCAACTAATGTAAATGAAAGAAATGTACCTGAAACACCAACAAATAAAATGTTGGATTGTTTATGGGAAGCAAGAAACTTGTCTTTGTACACTGTTAAGATTTGCTCAAACACAAACAATTTTCCACCTGAGTATTATCAGACAATGATAGGTGACATGATTAAGAAAGCTAAAGATATATACAGACTTGGAAAAAGAGCAAATGCAATCTATGTTCAAGGCAAGACAGGACATGAAAGATGGGAAGAACGCAGTAGATACCAACGTGAAGCCATTTTCCTTTGTATAGATTTATTATCTGATATAGATGTGGCTAAAACATTATTTAACATTCGTGGAAAACGAGTTAAATATTGGACTAAACAAGTAGTAACAGTAAAGAGAATGTATATTGCATGGCATAATGCAGATAAAGAGCGATATGCAAAATATATCAATTAGTAATTATTAATAAATACTAATACTTACGGGATGTAGGTTGATTCTCAGTACGTCCGATTGCGTTCAGCCAACCAAGGCTATGCTTGTTTTACTTGGTTTGCGTACACTAGTGGCTATGTCAACAACAACAACGCTTCCAATGCGAATACGTTCGCCCTGATTGTTTATCAACTTAAACTATATGGTCAACCTTAGATGTTGATACGATTTGATATGTGTAAACAAGGAACCTCATCCCTGCTCATTAGAGCGAACAATACCGCAGAATATACATAAATCAGTGTATTTTGCCACCGATGTTAGAGCCTCTGAAAAAAAGACGGTAGCTAACTATGACGGAAGGAAACTATTATTTTGAAAATAAAAGAATATATTACAGACTACGATCAATTGTTTGTTTCAATGTTAAAATGTAAGAAAAATGTATCTTGGAAGCCTAGTGTCAAATCATTTGTATTAAATGGTGTAGAGAATTGTTTGAAGATGGAAGAACAATTGCAAAATGATACATGGATTAATAGAAAGCCTAAACCAATTGTTGTTACATATCCAAAAAGAAGAGAATGTTTAAGCATTCCTTTTAGGGATAGGGTTTATCAACGTAGTATTAACGATAATTCATTATATCCTCAAACGACAAAACACTTTGTTTATACAAATATAGCTTGTCAAAAATTCAAAGGAACAAAGAAAGCTATGGATGTAATGAGACAATATCTTCATAGATATTACATCAACAACAAAACAAATGTAGGGTATGTTGTATGGATAGATATACATGGATATTATCAAAACATGAGACATAAAGATGTCAATGAATGTTTTTATAAGATGTGTGATTCAGATACTGCTAGTATGTCTCAAGATGTGTTAGATACACAATATTCAGAGGATATTGGATATAATCCAGGTTCTCAAATGGTTCAGATTGCTGGCATAAGCTTATTAAATGAATTAGACCATTTCATCAAAGAAAAATTACATTGCAAAAGTTTCATAAGATATATGGATGATTCCTATTTGATTACAAATGACAAAGAAAAAGCGGAGCAATGGAAGAAAGTAGTTTGTGATAAGTTAATCGAATTAGGTTTTGAGCCTAACCCAAAGAAAGCGAAAGTTCTAAGAATAGATAAAGGATTCATGTTTCTTGGATTTAAAGCTACGCTATCAAAAATGGGCAAGGTATATTACAACCTAAGTTCAGAAAATATAAAACATGAAAGGCGAAAATTAAAGAAACAAGTCATTAAAGCCAAGAAAGGCGAAATGACAAAAGGAGAAATTGATGCAAGCCTTCATAGTTGGAAATCACACGCAGAATTAGGGAATACGTACAAGTTGTTGCAAAGAATAGATGCGTATTACGCTAATCTATGGAAGGAGATAAAAGTATGATTATCAAACAATTAGATGTTTCTATCGACAAACAAGCGGAAGAAGAATATCAAGCTTCTCAAGTTCAATCTACAAAAGATGAATTGGCAAATCAAAAGTTTCTAACAGAATACGTTGCTTGTATGGCAGGCATTGAATTACCTGTTGACGAAGAAGAAGAAACGGAGGGAATGACTCATGTACAGGATTTTGAGTAATCAGAAAAGCAGAGTGATTGACGGAAAGTATAGTAAAGACAATTATATTTTCTTAGTGGAACAAGCTTATAAGAAAAAGAAAATCACTAAAGCAGAATATCAAGAGTTGATTGATTTTGAGTAATTTCGAGTACATTCAATATTTATTAGATATTATTGATAAGCAAAATAAAATCATTCAAGAACAGAATGAAATTCTATATATGAATGGAATTGATGTTTTGGATAAAGAGAAAGGGCGATAATGTACGTCCTTTTCTTTTCATTATATAATTGAGATGTCATAAAACAGTACCTCAGAAAATATGAGAGAGATGAAATATTTTTTGGAGGTGTAAATTTATGAATGTACAAGATTTTTTAACTTTATTACAGACTGTTGCTACTTTAGTTTGTGGTGGATTAGCTTTATATTTTAAATTCAGTACGAAAGCTAAAACTAAAGCAAAAGAAGTTCAAGAAGTGATTGCTAAAATTACTGCACAAGCAGTGGTCTACATTAAAGAGGCAGAGGACAACTACAAAGATACAACTAATGCAGGTGGCAAGAAGTTTGAAGAAGTTGTTAGTAAACTATACGATCTTGTTCCTGATGCTTTACATGGTATCATTACAAAAGAAATGATTAGTGAAATTGTTCAGAGCACTTTTGATGAAATTGAAGAATACGTTAAGATTCAATTAGATAATGGAATTGATAAAATCAATGTTAAAGGTGACTAATAGTGAAAGTAATCACTATTGATTTAGAATATGTTTTATGGCTTCTAGGCTTCATTGCTTCTGCTTGGGGAGTAGTTAAAATCGTTAAAGAGGTAAAGAAACCTAATGACGATTTAAAAGAAACTGTTAGAAAACACGAAGAATTGTTAGTAAGAGACAATGAGAGAATAAAATCAATTGAAAGTTTAGTTATCACACAAGAAGGGATTAAGAAAGAATTGAATGAACATTCTCGAAGGCTAGGAGAACATGAAGAAAGATTAGAAGAAGATAAGCAACGTGGAAATTTGACATTAAAAGCAAATATCGCAATTATCAATAATATGCTTTCTGAAAACGACAAAGATAAACTCCAAGAGACTAGAGACGAGATTCAAGATTTTCTGCTAGATAAAAACTAAGGAGGATGAAAAATGGGAACTCCACAAGAGTTTTATAACTATGCTATCAATAAGGTTTTTAACAATAAAGGGCAAATAATGAACATTAATTATGTTCAAAGCGTTGAGCCATTTGGTGGACAATGCGTTTCGTTAATTCAAGGATTAATGGCATGGGGAGGGAAGCCATGTGTTCCTCGTGGGAACGCTCGTGATTGGTGGTTCAACAGAGCAAGCAATGGTGTGTTAAGTTATTTTGATGTTGTTACGGGTGCTCCCCAAAATGGTGACGTGGGAGTGTCTGTAGGCGGTGATGCAAGATATGGACATATATTTATCTATTGGGAAGGTAGAGCACTCTCTCAGAACGTTCTTGGCAACCCTAAAGCTATGTTATGGCCATTAAACTATCAAGGTGCTATTTGGGGATATTTAAGACCTAAATTCTATACAAATGCTTCTACATATGATGCTTCTCAATTAATTAAAGAGAATGGAATGGCCACATTCAATAATGATACTGCTATCGTTATTCATAGAGATACTCCAACAGGTGCTTCTTACGGAACATTTGTAAAAGGCGAAAAGCAAGTCTATACAGAAAAATGGATTGGAAATGGACATAGATGGATTTCATGGATTCATACAAACGGAGTTAGATGTTTCGCAGCAGTTAGTGGCAGTGAATCATATGGTGTTGAACCATGGGCCACAATTGGTGCTCCTGAAACACAAGATATTGAATTAACTCAAGAAGATGGTATTGCAACATTCATTGTTGATGGTGTGCATAAGCACTATGATAATCCAAGTGGAGAAATATTTGGACAATGCAATTCAGGAGATGAAATTCGTTATTATTGGAAGTGCGTTACAAATGGACATAGATACGTTGTTGGAAAAGAAGGAGACAGAAAGTTCTTTGTTGCAGTGTCCGCTACAGAGGATAGAAGCCAAATGTGGGCGAAATTCAGAGCGCCTGATACAAATACTGAGGAAGATAAAAAAGAGCCTTCTAAGCCTTCTACAGAGCCTTCTAAGCCACCTACAACGGATTACACTAAGAATGTTAAGGGGTACGGAATTGATATTTCAGAACACAACAGTTCAGATATTGATTTATCAAAATATGACTTTGTGATTTTGCGTGCTTCCTACGGAGAGCATACAGATAAGAAATTTGAATACTTTGCAGATAAATGTGAACAATTAAAGATTCCTTACGGTGTGTATTGCTATGATTATGCGTTAGATGATAGTCAAGCTAGAGCGGAAGCAGAGTATATATATAATCTAATCAAAGACAGAAATGTACAACTTGGTGTATGGTTTGATATGGAGGACGCAGACAATTACAAGAAAAAAGCTGGTGTCTTAACAAAAGAAAGATGTTCTTTCTCTTGCAAAGTGTTCTGCGACTATATGAGTGCTAAGGGATATTATACAGGTGTTTATACTAGTACTAGTTGGCTAGGAACGTTTGTAGAAACAACATATCCTATTTGGATTGCAAATTGGGGTACGAATGATGGTAATATTCAATCAGACCAATCTAGTGTAGGTGTTATTCATCAGTATGCAGCTAATCCAATCGACAAAGATATAATCTTCCACGATATTGATTTTTATAAGTCAAATCCTAAGAAAGATGAATCAACAGACGATAAAAAGGACGAAAATGGTTCAGAAAACAAAAAAGATGAACCAAATACAGATTCTAAAGACGATAATGGAAACAAAATCAATGTAACAGGAATCAATAAGTTAATTGAACTGTTGCTAAAGATCGTTGAAAAAATCGCTAAATTGTTTAAATAATCGTACATAATGTACGAAATGCGACATAAAACACTCATATTTGCACGAAATCTGCAAAAAAGAGGTTTATATGTTGCAATTCAATCATAAATTAATCATGGTAGTGTGAACTATCGTGAACGAAAATATAATTGGTGGAAATGGAAACCGTGTTGCTCCTTAAATATCACGCAAGCTCGAGATAGCCAATTATAAAATAGCTCATCTACTAGAGTAGAAAGAGTTTCTTGGACCGTATGATGTTTGTACGGTCTTTGCTTTTTATGTTAAAATATATGCACATAGATTAGCAGAGTGCACAATGCGACAAATGCCATAATATGGTACAATGTCTATGCTTAGGGGAATACAATCGTATTCTTCTTTTTTATGCATGAAAATATTTGTGCTTGTGTTATAATCATGTTGCTAGGAAAAGTAGAGTGATAAAGGCCTAAGCTCTCTTTGGTGTAGTGCAAATTGCAGACGTGTAATTGAATCTTAACATTTCTCTTTGTGGCACTAGCAAACAACGACAAAATGTGACAATTGCTAAAAGCTCCTCTTTTTAGAAAATGTCACCAAAACGATTCCATACCTATCACATCCAGGTATGGTTTTTGTTTTTTAACAAATCTTAAAATTTATGTGCTATATTATTTATGTGTTCTTCATGGATGGACACAACCCTTTCAAAGATAACTTTACGCAAAAGAGTCTCCTTACCAAGCAGGAGGCTTTTTTGTTTATATATTATAAGGAAAAGAAATAATAATATGATTTTGGCATAATGGCATAAAGCACGTGGCATAACGTATGGAACATTTTTTTAGATTCAATGGAATAAAAAGTAGCCAAAAATGAGAAAGTATGAGAACATAAAGTAAACTAGATGAATAAAAAATAAAAGAAAATAAAGAGCTAGAAACTTATAAATATCATTCAACAAAAAGAAAATTGCTTTATATAAAGTATGATATATATTATTGGCATGATATTGGCATAAAATAGCCTTGTTTTTCACCTATTTTCACTAGTTTTTTATAAAATTTATATGTTATCTAAAGAAAGAGGGAAAATTACATGGCAGTAAAGAAAGATGAAAAAACAGGTACGTGGTATTTCTATGGTTCGTACAAAATGAAGAATGGAAAGTATAGACAATACAAGAAACGTGGCTTTCCAAAAAAGAAAGATGCAGTAAAAGCAGAGATCATATTCAAAGAGAATGTGAAAGACCCATACAAGAATATCACACTTGAGGAATTATTTAATATCTATGCAGCATATACAGAAAAGAGAATAAAAGAAAGTACCTATAAAGTTCAGAACAGATTGCTTGAAAGATGGATTGATATTTTAGGTGATGTGAACATAAAGTCTATCACAACACACGATATAGAATGTGCAATGGAATTAATGATTAATAACGTAGGATATGAAACTGCAAAGAATTATTTATCTAGAATCAATAAGATGTTGAGATTCGCAGTACGAAAAGGATATTTAGAAACAAATCCTTGTTCCCCTGTTGAATTGGCTAAAAATCCAAACGAAAAGAAAGTCGAAATGAAGTATTGGACTTTGGAACAATTCAATCTGTTTATTCCTTATGTTGAAAATCCTTTGTATCATCTTCTATTCGACAATCAATTTTATATGGGGATGAGAATTGGTGAAACACTGGCTTTGACTTGGGAAGATGTAGATTTAGAAAACAATACGATTGCAATTAAAAAGACATGGTCAAAAGACTTACATAAAATCACAACTCCAAAAACTCCAAACAGTTATAGAACAATCACAATGCCCCAGTTCTTATCAGATGAATACAAAGAGTTTAAAGAGATGTTGGATGTTCCTGAGAAATCATTTGTATTCGGGATAGATATACCCGTATGCAATACGACAGTTAGAACGAGGATGAGAGAAGCTATTAAACTTGCAAACGAAAATAACGAAGAACAAATACCTATCATTCGTATACACGATTTAAGGCACTCATGTGCTTCGTATATGATTGGCAATATGGTAAGAGATGGAAGCTCACATTTTAGCTTGTATGACGTTGCAAAACGCTTAGGAGACAATCTGAGCACTGTATTGAGTGTTTATGCCCATTGGCTACCTCGAGCCGATAAAGGAATTGCTAAATTAATGGATAAAGATAATGCACTAGATTAATTTCTAGTGCTTTTTTGTTTGCAAAAAGAAAAACACACCCTTTAGCGAATGTGTTTCCCATGAAATAGAGAGAGATGAAAATACAGTTGCCTATTTACAGGCACTTAAAGTTTATCATGTTTCGTTGCGGACGTTTTGTGCTACCAAAACAACAAAAATTATTTATATCATCATCTATCATTTATTATTTTTGGTATTGATCTATTAAATCGGCTAAGTGTTGTAGTGAGACACCATACAAATTACACAACCATTTAGCATCTTCAAAGTAGACATTTTTTCTACCGTTTTCGATTTCCGAAAGCCATGATTTCGTTTTGCCCCTTCTTTCTGCTACCTCTAACATTGTGTAATTAGCTTTGTTTCTCAATTCCTTTAATGCTTGTCCTTGGTATTTAAATTTGTTCATGTCCTCACCTCTTTCATTTATACATTATAATTATAAGCACTAAATTAAATACCTATTTAAAATATATCATAAAGTACACTGAAAGATAACATAATTATAAAAAAAATAAAAAAAGTTATTGACTAGAGTACACAAATAGAGTATTATATGAGTGTAAGTTAACTAATAGTGTACGGAGGAGGCTAAGAATGGAGAAAATGACTATTAAACAAATCCGAGTCGGATTGAACATGACTCAGAAACAAATGGCTAAATACCTTGGGATTTCTCCTGTTAGTTATACTAACAAAGAAATTGGAAAAAGACGTTTCTACTTTGATGAAGTAAAAAGAATATGTGAATTAGCTAAGATTTCAACTGATGTTGTAAAAATTGAAGTTGCAAAAGCTATCTAACTTATTTTTTTAAAATCAAAGTACATTAACAGAGCACTTAGAAAGGGTGAATAAAATGGCAGAACCAAGTGGAAGATTAGAAAGTGACAGATTAGATTCAATTAGATTATTCCAAGACTCAGTGCATTGGGAAGGAAAAGTTTTTGATGTGCTAATTAAGAACGGATGTTCTAAGGAAGATTTAGTAAACGTATCTTCAATGCTTCAAACCATTTATATGTGTGGATTTGAAGCAGGGAAAAGATGTGTAAAGGAATGAAAGTGTTGCTTGGCTATAGAGACATCATGGAACTTGGTGTTTCTAAGAAAACCGCATACAAGATGTTGAATCTTATATGCGAATCGGAGGCTTACAAAAAGTCCAATCTATCCAAAGTGATAGATACAAAGAAAGTTCCAACAAAGTTATTTATCAGGATGTTTCCTGAGTTCAAAGAAAGGTGTGAACAACATGATGAATGTAGATGATTTAAGAGAGTTAGATGACAACAGATACATTGATGAAGATGAAGAAGAGGAGGAAGAACAAGATGAGTACAGTTACGAAGACTACTGTTTCGACTGTTGCAAAGCAGAAAGAGACGAAGAAGCCTGGTTCTAAATCAACCGCAAAGAAGAAAGCAGTTGAATTAGGTGATTGTATCACGCTTCCTTCTTTCGCTAATAACGAGTACGAAACTCAGTATTCAATGCTAGTTAGAAGTCAAAAGCAGACACGCATGGTTAATCGAATGGCTAAATTCAATTACATATGTTCAATTGTTTTATTTGCACTAGCTATAGCATTTACAGTTTTCGCAAACTGGTACATAAGAGGCTTGTAAAATGACACAAACTGAAAGAGTTATCAAGCACCTAAAGGAATATGGATCTATCACTCCTTTAGAAGCTATCAGAGAATATGGAATCACTCGTTTGGGTGCTCGTATATGGGATTTAAGAGACTTGGGATATGACATTGAAACTCAAACCGAAACTTCAAAAAATCGGTTTGGAGATAAAACATCATATGCCAAGTACGTATTAAAAGGAGGGACTAAAAATGAATCTGTATCAAGACACTGAGAAGTTTAGTGTTGAAAAGTATGGAAGCCATGATGAATGGTTGAAAAAGCGTGGACGTGGAATTGGTGGCTCGGATGCAGCGTGTTTCATGAATTTAAACCCATGGAAAACGCTAAATCAATTGTGGCACGATAAAAAGTTTGGATCACAACAAATCACAAACGATGCTATCGAGTACGGAAACACTGCAGAGCCTTGTTTAAGAACGCTATTTCAAGCCAAACATCCTGAGTTAGATGTGCAATACGTGGATAACGTTACATTGGTTTCTAAAGAACATGAGTTCTTGAGATACAGTCCTGATGGATTGATTTACAACAAGGAAACCGGTGAAAGAGGGATCTTGGAAATCAAAACATCAAAGATTATTAATTCTCATAGTTTGCAGAAATGGGGTTCTAAAGGAAACGAAACAGTTCCTGACAACTATTATTGCCAAACATTAGAAGGATTAATTGTTACGGATTTTGACTTTGTTATCTATTGTGCAGAACTAAGATTTGCAGATGGTGATGCACGAATTATAGAGCGTTCCTACAGAAAAGTAGAAGCTCTAGACAGTATGAACGATTTAAAACAAGCAATGTTAGAAAAATGGGATAGGTACTTCATAGGTGATGTAGAACCACCTATCACATTGTCTATATAGAAAAAGAGGAGATGGAAATATGGAATTTAATTTAGAGGTACGTGCACAAAACGGAAAAGTATACACAAATGCAAGTGATTTATTACCTGAAATCCAAGAAGGCTTAAAGCACTACAACTATGTAGTAGATGAAGGCAACTATAAGAAGGCTAAAACAGATAGAGCTGCTTTAAACAATTTGGTAAAGCTTGTATCTGATAAGCGTAAGCAAGTTGAAAATGATGTCTTTGCTCAGTGGTTGCAAGATAAAAAAGACATTATGCAAGTCGAAAAGACTATCAAAGAAGCATCCGATAAATTGGGTGCTGGAATCAATGATATTGATAATGCAGAGAAAGAATTGAAGAAAAATCAAATCAAAGAGTTATGGGAAAGCATGACGAACAACAAATATCCTTTTGAACTAGTTTTTGAAGAAAGATATTTGAACAAGTCTGTTAAGCCTAAAGAAATTGAAGAAAGCCTAAATAACAAGTTTCTTAAAGCAGAAGAACAATTATCTTTTATCGAAGCTTCTCTGCCTGAAGATGAACTACAGGCAGAACAAGTAATCCAATTGTTCCGTAAGACATTGGACTTATCTAAAGCTACAGAGAGAATCAATGAAATTAAGGAAGTCAAAGCAAAGCTCCAAGAAAAAGTAAATGCTCAGATTGAACAATCTAAACAAGCACAAATGGAAAGAGCAAATGCAGTACCTACACAAGCTCCGTTTGAAACCCCTCAGGCTCAAAATCAGACAGAGCCAAGAAGATATTGTGTATTTAGATTTGAAGGCTCTATGAGCGAATTACAGGCTTTTAATCCAATTTTAAATAAGTTCATTCGTGAACATAACGTAAAAGTGACAATTGTAGAAAAAGGAGAATGTTAAATGTTACAAAACAATATTGCAAAAAAGAATGACAATCGATTGGTAGAATTTTCTGCCAACGGAGAAAAAGTTAAATTATCTCCAGCTATCGTAAGAAATTACTTAGTAAATGGTAATGGTCAAATCTCAGACCAAGAAGTTGTATATTTCATCAATTTGTGTAAATCACAAGGATTGAACCCATTCATTAAAGACTGCTACTTAATCAAGTATGGAAACACTTCACCAGCTCAAATGGTAGTTTCAAAAGATGTTTTCTTGAAACGTGCCGAAAGAAATTCAGAGTTTGATGGTTTAGATGCAGGAATTATCGTAATTAATAACGAAAGTGGTGAGTTAACTTACCGAAAAGGTGCTTTCTATTTGAAAGATCGTGAAGAAGTTGTAGGTGGATGGGCAGATGTATTTAGAAAGAATGTATCTCATCCAACTCACATTGAAGTCTCATTTGAAGAATACGCAGGAAGAACTAAGGACGGAAAGCTTAACTCACAATGGGCGTCTAAAATGGCAACAATGGTTCGTAAAGTTGCCATTACTCAAGCATTGAGAGAAACATTCCCTAACGATTTCCAACAAATGTATTCAGAGGAAGAAATGAATGTGGATATGAAATTGGATGAAACTCCAATCCAACAACCTACAAACATTGTTGAGCAAGCACCTGTACAACCACAAACATATTCGCAACCCGAAGAACCACAAGAGTTACAACCCGAAGGTGTAAGTCTTGTATAAATCAAAACGTAGTAAAGCTACAGATATTCCTAAATCAATTAAAGATACTGTATGGGAAAGAGACGGGAGAATGTGTATCTTTTGCGGTTCTCCCTTCGCATTTCCTGAAGCACACATTTATTCAAGATCACAAGGCGGACTTGGAGTAGAAAAAAACATTATTACAGTGTGTAGAAGGTGTCATAACCTACTAGACCAGAGTCCAAAGAGAGAGAAAATGTTAGGCATTGCCAAAAGATATTTAGAACGCATCTACGGACATATTGATGAATCAGAGGTGAAATATAATGCTAAGTCAAAATGAACTGTTGTTTAAATACAATCCATTCAAAATCAAGCATTGGAAAGATGAAGAAATTCAAGAACAATTAGGAATCCTAGTTGATGCTTATATCTCTGATGCAGAAACAGTAATGGAAATGGCGTTAAATGTCGAAAACCTAGCGAATCAAATGTTCTTGATTGGTGAAATGATAGCTAGGTTACAAGAAAGCTCAAACATTTTGAAAGCAGACATTGAAAACAAAACAAATCAAGAGATTTATGTTGCACGTAGTACTTGGGAACGTGAGCATGATGGAAAAGCACCTAGTATTAAATACTTTGAAGCTTTAGCAGGTCAAAAAGTTTCTGAGGAAAGAACTAAGTTTGCAAAAGTTGATTCTGATTTAAAACGTTTCAAAACTGCTTACGAAAGTATTGAAGCAAAGATGAACTCAGAAAAGAAAAAACTTGATGCTACTAAGTTTGAGATTGGAGGTGCGTAAGATGATTTTAGGCATTGACCCAGCAAATGAATACAGTGCATTTGTTGTAGTTGAGAATGATTTATCGGCAGTTGTAGATAAAGGGAAAATTCCTAACAAAGAATTGCAAGATAAAATCTCAAATTGGAAAGCAGAGAATTATCCAATTGACTATGTAGCGATTGAAGGAATACAAAGTTTCGGTATGCCTGTAGGTCAAACTACATTTGAAACTTGTTACTTTATAGGGCGCTTATTAGAGCAATTTGAAGCTTTCGACATAGAACCCACATTAATATACCGAAGTGAAGAAAAAATGGCTCTATGCCACTCTATGAAAGCGACAGACGCAACTATTAGACAAGCGTTAATTGATTTGTTTGCGAAAGATACTCCAAACAAAGGAAAAGGAACAAAAAAAGAGCCTGGATATTTTTACGGATTTAAAGCGGACGTTTGGAGTGCGTTTAGTGTCGTTATAACGTTTCATACAAAGTACATAGGAACAGAATGTTAGGAGGTGTGATGAATGGAAGAACAACAAAAAGCGTATTATGCGATCATTCCAGCAAACGTAAGATACGATAAAGATTTAGCTCCAAGCGCAAAATTGCTATATGGAGAAATCACTGCATTATGCAACGAAAAAGGATATTGTTGGGCATCTAATCAATACTTTGCAGAACTATATGGAGTATCCATCCTAAGCATTAAGCGTTGGGTAAACTCGTTAGTGACTAAAGGATATGTTTATAGAACATTGACATGCAAACCAAATTCAAAGGAAGTCGATAAACGAATCCTCAGTATTGATGGTGGTATAAAAATTGATACTACCTCGGTTCAGAAATGTTACGACCCTAGTATCAAAAATGATACTACCTCGGTTCAGAAATGTTACGACCCTAGTATCAAAAATGATACGGATAATAATACAAGTATTAATAATACATTTAATAATACAAATATATATAAAGAAAAAAATAACAAAAAAGAAAGTGTTAATTCTGTTATTGCAGAGTATACAGAAAACAAAGATTTGCAAGATGCATTGCATGGTTTTGTTGAAATGAGAAATAAAGCAAGAAAGCCTTTGACTGCTAGAGCTATGAAGTTGTCTTTAAATAAATTAAATGAATTAGCATTAGATGATGTTACCAAGATTGCTATTGTAAATCAGAGCATTGTACATAGCTGGTTAACATTCTACAAGTTGCAGAACAATAACAATGGCAGTCAAAGACAATTGACGAGAAAAGAAATGGGGTATGCATTTTGACATTAGAAGAAACTGAAAGAATCTTACAAGTGCTAAGAATCAATTACCCAATGAGTTACAAACATATGACTCAGGAAGATACGCAAGCCTATTTAAAACTTTGGCAAGTGTCTTTTAAGGATTATGAATACTTGGTTGTAGCAAATGCAGTTAATCAAATCATTCAAAGTGATACAAGAGAGTTTGCTCCGAATGTAGCGCAAGTAAAAACACGAATCAGTAAAACTGCTATTGGAAAAACTAAAGAGTGTGGAGAGGCTTGGGAAATCGTTTTAAGGAACGCAAAGTGTGACCCTCATACTAGTAAGGTAAACTACGATAAACTGCCTAGAAACATTCAGAAAGCACTCGGAGGAAGCTATCTGTTAAGAGATATTGCGTGGAGCAATAAAAAAGACTTGCAATATTACCGAGATAGATTTCTACAAGCTTATAAAGAGATTTGTGAAGAAGAAGTACAGTTATTAAATTCAGGTCAAATCAGTTTGGAAACATATACACAACACGATCAATTGCCTGCACCTCCAAAAAAGGAGGAAGGCATGAAGATGTTGGGAGATTTGATGAAAGAATAAAAATAGGAGGGGTAGCAAGTGCAATATTATATGTTGGATAAAAACGATATATCAGTTGTACGTGGAATCGTATCTTCAAAAGATGTAATGAAGGAATTGGGCATTACAAACGCTCAGTTCCATAAGATGTTGAGAAACGAGGAAACCTACAAAGGATGCATTCTTCTTCCCATTGAAACGGATGAGGAAGAAAGAAGAAAAGTAACAAGTCAAGATGATGAACAATTCCAACTACTGGGCGAAAGTAAAACAGGAATCAGATATTACATTACAAGTTATTTGAGAGTTGTTTCTGTTGATTTAAAAGGAAACCAAAAGGAAATGAAAGCTAAAAAGGAAACGGAATCAATATACAGAGTTGTAGTGAACTTTAAAGAAGGAAAACGATACTTGAATGTATTGTTTGAAGCCTACAAAGCTTTTGTTGGTGAAATAGAAAAGAATGATTCTATCGTTTGGGACGGAGAAATGAAAATCGAAAACCTAAGAGTTATCAAATTAGCTCAGATACAAGGGTTAAGAAACAAGAAGAAAGTAAGAATAGGCGATACAGTCTATAGCTCAATCGCCGAGTGTGCTAGAAAGAATTTCATTTCTAAATCACATATGTATCAGATGATAGAAGGAATCAGACCTAATTCAATAGGTGTTGAATTTGTATAAAGGAGTTGAAAAGAAATGAACAGAGTTATTTTATCAGGCGAAATCGGTAGTGATATCACTTTAAAGAAAACTGCTACAGGACAAAGCCTATGTAATTTTTCTATTGAAGTAAAGGAAAAAGGAAAGAACGGACAAGAGTTTAAATCTTTCTTCGACTGTACTGCATGGGGAGAAAATGCAGAACATATTAATCAATATGGATTTAGAGGACAACATATTGCAGTTGACGGAAAGCTTCAAAAAAGCTCATACACGAACAAAGAGAATCAGAAGGTATATAAGACTAGCGTTTACGTTATGGACGTAGAATTGGCTTTAAACAATGCTACAATGCCACAAACGCAAGCTTATCAACAAACGTGTCAACAACAAGCAAGTCAACAATCGTATCAACCTAAACAACAACAGATGCAGCAACCACAAACAGTACCATTTACAAATCAAGCAAATTATCAATCATATCCTGAACACTATGATAATGACGAAGGGATGCCATTCTAGATGATTGCGAAAAGGTATGATGATGAACTTATGTACAGTGTTCAAAGATGTGAGGGAGATAACAAATACAAGTACTGTACAAAAGATGGAAAACTGGCTTTTAAAAAGCCTGGTAAAGATTTTCTTGGGGTAACAAAGCAAAACTACAAGAATGTGTATGTTATCAAAGGAGAAATTTACATTGGAGAGTATGTTGGGGAGCATAAATAAATGGAAAAACAGATAAATCTCACGGGGGGGTTATCTATAATCAAGATTGTTTAAAAGGCTTGAAAGAAATTAAAGACAATCAATTTGATGTTGCGATTACATCCCCTCCATATAACAGGATAAGAAATGACAAGTACGCTCATTATGATGATGTTAAAAACAATTATTACAAGATGATCGTTGATGTAACGAATGAGTTAACGAATGAGTTGTTAAGAACGTGCAAGAAAGATGTAATTGTGAATATTCAAGCAACATATTTCAACAAAAAAGACGTTTATAAATACATTGGATATTTCGCAGATAAGTTAAAAGGAATTGTGATTTGGGAGAAAACAAACCCTCAACCAAGTATCAACAAGATTAAGGATGAGAACGGAAACATACTTACATCAGTATGTAATGCAGTTGAATATTTCTTTGTTTTAAATGAACAGGCAGAGGAATTTAGAGCCTATGGGTCAATCAAAAATATTGTGCATAGCTCAGTTAATGAAAAACACTTTAAAGGGCATGGAGCAATAATGAAATACGAAATTGCAGATTGGTTTGTTAAAAATTTCAGTGTTGAGGGAGATACGATTGTTGACCCATTCTTAGGAACAGGAACAATTGCTATCGCATCAGAACTTAACAAAAGAAAATACGTTGGATATGAAATATCTAAAGAATATTGTCAAATTGCAAAGAAAAGAATTGCAGTAGAAACAAGTACATTGTTTTAAGGAGTGCATGAAATGGTATATGGATAACGTTTACGGAAGGTATGCAAGCTTCCTAGATAAGCTAGAACTAAAGAAAGCAGACAAGTACATCAAACGTGTTTTCCCAAATGCAGAATACTACGTTGACTATGAATTAGGAGCGTTAGTATTTGAACCTTTAGAAAATGAAGAAGTTGATTTAGAAGATCGTACAGTCATAAATGAAAAAGGATATAAAGGAACATTTACTAAACATTTACTAGCAAATATAGAGATTTAGTCAAAAACTATGAAGAAAACACATTTGAACAGAATGGAGAAAAATTTGAACAGATTACGTTGTTTTAAAAACAGAAAGGGAGGAACAAGAATGAACGAACATCAAAAGCGAGTGAAGATTGAATTATTCAACGATCACTTTGAAAATGCTAAAAGATACCAAATCCCACGAGCCCAATTAATTATTGCAGATATACCGTATAACATTGGTAAAAATGCATATGGTAGCAGAAGTGATTGGTACGTGGGGGGGACAATAAAAATGGAGAATCAAAGAAAGCTAATAGTGAATTCTTTGATACTGACAATGATTTTAAAATCTATAATTTTTTCAATTTTTGTACTCGATTATTAAAAAAAGAGCCTAAAGAAAAAGGACAAGCACCATGTATGATTATATTTTGCTCTTGGTAGCAATTGAATGAGATTACTGAATATTCAAAGCAATTTGGTTTTAAACATACGCAACCATTGTTCTTTGTAAAGAAATCATCATCACAAGTGCTTAAAGCAAATATGCGAATTGTAGGTGCTACCGAATGTGCTTTAGTTCTTTGGCGTGACAAATTACCTAAATTTAGAAATGGTAGACAAATTGGGGAAGATGGAAAACCGATTAAGGGTACTGGAAGAATGATTAAAGATTGGTTTGAGTTTGAACGTGATGGAAAAGATATACCGAAGATTCATCCAACACAAAAGCCCGTAAATCTGTTGAAACAGTTGATTGAGATTTATACAGATGAAGGCGATGTGGTGATTGATCCAGTAGTTGGAAGTTGTTCAACGCTTAGAGCTTGTGCGGAATTAAAAAGAAGTTGTTATGGATTTGAAATTAAAAAGAATTTTTATAACCAAGCAAAAGAAAAGATGTTGTCCAACGTAGAAACACAATTGTTTTAAAGGAGTAAAAACATGGCAAAATATTTGTTTAAATCGAATGTATTTGCTCAATTATCGGAAATCGTAGAAGCTAATTCAGAAAAAGAAGTTTGGAATAAGATTAGAAATCAAAAATCTTTTGAAATTAAGCAAAAAGCTTTGCAAATTTATCCAGCATCAATTGAGATTAGAAAAATCAAAGAAAAAAAGGAGAAAAACAACATGGAATTAAAAGAAACAGTAGAGTTAATGAACTCTGAAGATTACAAAGAAAGATTTGTAGCAGAATATCATCAAGTAAAAATCAGATATGAGAAATTGAAGAATTTCTGCAACAAAATTGAAGTTGAAGAAATGCTAGGCAAAGAAGTGACTAAGCATGATTGCCCACTTGAATTACTAAGAGAGCAACAAAAATACATGGGATTGTATTTATCAGTTCTTGAAAAAAGAGCATTGATTGAAAATGTTGAATTATAAAAGGAGAAACAAATGACAAGTACAGAATTAATTAAAGATATGCTTGAAAGACAGAAAGCATATGATGAGGAAGTATTTAAGAAACATAATGTAGACTATGTTTCTAAAACTCAATTAGAAAGTGCATTGTTTGATGAATTAGGTGAATTAATGCACGCTCAGAAATCGGATTGGTGTTGGTGGAAGTTCACGCAAGGACCTAAAGACGAAGCTAAAGTGTTTGAAGAATACATTGATGTTGTGCATTTCGCATTAATGTACGAAATCAAGTTCGGTTCAGGATGCTATCAATATGAAGATATTAAGTGGAACTACAACAAGCTTAAAACGGATTTAGGATTTGGACAGGCATATGCATTTAGTTGTGTAATCAGTTTAACACGAGATGATAACGTATTAGCTTACGTAATCGCATTAGGATTGCATTTAGGATATTCGATTGAAGAAATTTATAAAGAATATATTCGCAAGAATGAGATCAATAAAGAAAGATTAGCGAAGGGGTACTAGGTATGTGGATTAGAAGTCAAGATAGAAAAGCATTATTAAATGTAAATCAAGTATTAATTAGTCCAAGTTAGTCCAAGTGTAGATGGAAGCATATATTACATAAACGATTCTTTAGGAGAAGAAAGTAATGTATTAGGTGTTTATTCAACCGAAGAAAAAGCTCTAAAAGTTTTAAACGACATTCAAGAATTTAACGAGTGTACGTATTCTGAAATGTTCCAAATGCCACAAGATGAGGATTCTGAAGTATGACAAAAGAAGAAATTAAACAAATAGAAAACTTTGTGTTTCTTAAAATGGAAGAATACGAAAATAGAGGTACAACTTATGGAAATGGAGTATCGGACGGCTTAGAAATGGCTCTTATGTTTATTTATGATATACATGATATAGACGATAAAGAGGTTATTGAATCGTTAAAAAATACGATTGTATTTCTAAAAAGAAACATAAGGAAGCAAGTTGATAGATAGGTTGAAGTATGACAAAAAAAGATTTAGATGCATTTGTTAAAAAGCTAAAGGAGCAAGAACAATGATTAATTTAAAGAACGGATACGGAATTGTATCGGATGGAAAAAGCTACACGCTAGTTCAAGATGCAATTCAAAAGAGCAAAGACGGAGTAGAAACGGAAATCAAGAAACAGATTTCCTTTCACTCTACATTAGAAGGAGCTTTACAAGGCTATTCAAATTGTAGAATGGCAGATTTAGTTTCTAACGTAGATTTAGACTTGAAGCAAGTTAAAGAAGCTATTGACGATTTAAAAAGGGAGATAAAGGAATATGACTGCTAGAGAAATGTTTGAAGAATTAGGGTATAAGAGAAGAGCAGATATAGATGTAATTGTATACTTTCAAAAATTTGGACTCCATTATTTTAAAATCATGTTTGATTTATCGGAAAAAATTGTCGATATAGATACTAATTATGAAAGAACAGAAATTGAGAATGATTTATTAAAAGCTATCGATAAGCAAGCAAAGGAATTAGGGTGGATTGAAGAAAAGCCAGAAACTAATTACGAACATTACAAAGACGAAATTATAGAAGGTTGGATGTTACATTTAGCGCTAGTAGATGGAAAACTTAAACGATGCAGTCGTGTTGACTGTAATGAGTGTGAATTTAATCCAGGTGCGAATAAAGGATGCAAACAAAGACTTATTGAATGGGTTAAAATGCCATGTGAAAAACCAAAATACAAATTAAATCGGTTCGAATACGATTTGTTAAATGCACATAAAAACAGTGGAATGCGGCAGTGTATTTCAAATTACGGTACTTTGCTTGAATTGTATAAAAAAGGATATTTTAAAGGCATTGATACAAGTACTCCAATTCATGAAATCTTAGATAATTGTAAGGTGGTATGATGATTTATTTCTTTGCAGGATTTTTCATAGGGGGAATTGCTGCAATGCTCCTTTATTCCTTAGTTGTTTCAGAACGAATTAATGAATTGAAGCTTGAAAATGGTAGATTGATTGATGATCTAAACAAAGCTGAATATGAAGCTAGAAAGTATAAGTATCGAAATAGAGGAGTGTCGTATGATGGGTTTGAAGAAACGAAATAAACCTAAAGAAAGTACGAATGTACAAATTAAATTGAATGTTACTGTTTCTGATACAGAAAGCAATGAATCAGGTAGAGACAAGTTTTAAAAAATGTAGAAAAAGCCCTGAAAGACAACGGATTATATGAAGCATATGACGATATGGTATTAATTAAACAGGCTTTAATCGAGAGAGATAGAAAAATATACGGGTTGAAGCAGCATAACAGAAATTTAGAGGATAAATTAGGAAGGATAGGAGGTTATCATTATGGAAATCCTAAACAATAACATTTATTGGTGTGACTTGCCAAAATATAGTAATACGATTCTTTATAAAAGGAGACCTTGTATCGTTATTTCAAACGATATTCAGAATAAAGGGAGTAAAACAGTAAATGTAATTCCAATTACTAGCAATTTAAAAAGAACTGATTTGCCTTGTCACGTGATGGTAGATACAGGACATGAGCATGGAATAGCAAAGGCAGAGCAAATTTTAACGATCAACAAAGAAAATGTTAAGTGGCATATCAAACCATTAGATAGACGAGAAGCAAAAGAAGTAAAATGTGCATTATTAACTCAGATGGGAATTATTTAAGGATTGTATAATGCCTAAAAGAAATACAGAATACGAGCATTTCAAAGAAACCTGCGGAGGATGGTTTAATTACCATGGCAATATTGGATTAAGAGCAGGGGATGTAGCAATGGCTACTTTATTTGATGAAACTGAATTAGTACAAATTGTATTGACTAAACCTTATACTTTCAATCGCTGGTGGTGTAAGATCGTTGGTTTCAATAGTGATGGAATTGAATATCTAGTTGACAGAACAATGATATTTCAGATTTTGATTGATAAAGACTACAATCTTCGCAGAAAAAGAAGAAAAACTTCTTAAAATCAATTTAAACACGTCTAGAAGTGATTCTAACGAGCGAAATAGATTAAGATGAGCAATTGTTAGGGTAAATGAAGAAAAGGCTAAAAACACGTTTAAAACACAAATGTGGAATTAGCCTTTTTATTGTTCAAAAGAATTTAAAAATTTATTAAATTAATTGTTTACATAGGTATCATGGTATGATATACTATGTGTGTAAAGAAAAGTACTTACGCACTTAGGAGGACATAACATGAAGCAAGTACATATTGGGTATCACAGTTTTACAAATTCAGGAATCGTAGAAGCAGTAGCAAACGTATTATATAAAGACGATTTCAATGTTGAATTATTTGGTGTTGACTTATGGGCAGATGAATTGCCTAACAATTATCAGATTGTCGATTATGGGTCAAGAGAAACAATGCTAGTTTGCGAAGATGGTGAAATTATTGATGATGCAGACGAAATCGCAGAATGGGAAGAAAAGAACTGTTATTAAGCAATAGAAAGTAGGAGGAAAAGAAAATGTTGAAATGGAATGAAAGATTCATGCAATATGAATCGAATAAAAGCTTAGAAGAAACTATTGGAGCATTTGAAGGATATGTTGGATGCGTATATCCTAATGATGAATCATCTTATTTCATTTGTAGTGGAGGCAGAATGAAGCTTTCATATGTACATTGTACAGATGGCGGATTCTATAAGCCATCAGAAGAGTACGCCGCCCTCATAGGACGGTGGTGAATTCAGCGTTATTGGTTCTTGATGTACTCTTCGACTATCTCTGCAGTATTTGTACCCACAGATCCTACAAAATAGCTGTTTGTCCAGAATACAGGTTTCCAATAGTATTCACTGACCTCTGTTGGATAATCACGTCTTGCAAGTCTTGCGGTTCTTGACTTCATTTTGTTGATCAGCTCCGTCAATTTTATATCTGGGGCATAGTCAAACAGAATATGAATATGATCTGGCTCACCATTCATTTCACGAATGATGATATTTTCATTCTCCATAGTTTCACGAATCAATGAATATACATACTCTTTGACAACTCCCTGCAATACTGGCTTACGATATTTTGTAACCAGTACGAGATGCGCTGACAGTAAGAAACAGCTATGGTTGTTAGTGTAATATGGCTTGTCTGTAACTTTTTTAAACATTGAAATTCTCCTCACGACTGATACTATTATATGCTATAATATAAGTGTAATCAACAGAAAGGAGGCGAATTACGACCTATGTATAGAACAGACAGAATTTATGTAAGTAAACAACATGAAATGTTTCCGTATTTTGATGGACTTGCTCATAAAGCAAAGAATCTTTATAACGCTTCATTGTTCAGAATCCGTAATGCTTTTACAGCACACGATAAGACGAATGTGACATCTAACGAAAAAGAAGTTCTTGATGAATTAGCACTTCTTAAGGGTCAGAAGACTTATCGTGTTCTTGGATATGGAGTATTACAGAGACTGATGAGAGTTACTCAGAATCCAGACTTCTTTGCAGGTTTGCCTATGCAATCTGCTCAGGCAACTGTGAAACATGCCTGTTCTGATTTCCAAAACTGGTTATCCGCGTTGAAAAAGTACAAGCAGAATCCTGCTTCGTTTACTGGAAAGCCACGCATGCCTGGGTACTGTAAGGGTGATATTACTACTCTTACTTTAACGAATCAGGATGCTGTTATTTATAGTGATGAGCTGAAACTGCCTAAGACTAAACAAAGACTCCGGATACGTAAAAGACATAGCGCAAGACTGCAGGAAGTAAAAGTCTGTCCTGTGTCAGGCGGTTATGATATTCTGCTTGTGTATCAGATTAAAGAACCATCAGCAGAAACTGGCACACATTCTGCAGCAGTTGACTTTGGAGTAGATAACACAATGGCAGTTGTAGCAGATACGGGCAAAAGTATTCTTTTTAAAGGCAGATTCATCAAATCGGTCAATCAGTATTTCATGAAGAAAAAAGCTGAACGCATCAGTCTGATGAGCAGAGGAAAAGAAACAACAGAACGTGTGTGGTCAAAGTATCTTGACAGACTTTCTGCATACAGAACCAGCTACATCAGAGACTGTTTCCATAAAATGAGCAAGAAGCTGCTTGTCTGGTGTCAGCGTAATGACATTGGTTATCTTGTGCTGGGTTCTAATACTTTCTGGAAACAAAACAGCAGCATCGGTACAGTGAACAATCAGAACTTTGTTAGCATTCCTTTTGAAATGCTCAAGTCCATGATTGAATTGAAAGCATGTGAGTATGGCGTAACTGTTGTCAGAAATGAAGAGTCATATACAAGCAAAGCAAGTTTCCTTGATCTGGACTTCATTCCTGTATACAGCGAGGAAGAACCGGATAAAAAGTATCACTTCTCTGGAAGAAGAATACATCGTGGATTATACAAATCAGCAGATGGCACTCTGATAAATGCTGATATTAACGGAGCTGCCAATATTCTTAGAAAAGCCGGATATGACGTAAGCAATATAAAAATCGCAAGATTGTTAAATCCTACGATTATTCATTTCAAAGACTTAAATTGTAAGTAACCGTGTAAAAACGGTAGAGGTCGAGTGAACCGACCATTGTGAAACCGTGGTGATAGTCTTGTAAAAGATGTGTAACTACCAAGCCACATAAATTAAAATCCTTTGGGAAGTAACTTGTTACTGATTGCAGTACAAGAGTACATCATAAGGATACCACATCTGAACTACGTATCAGGTGGGGTAGTTCATGTGATGGTGAATATACAATGTCTGAGCCATCAAAAGAAGATGTGGCTATTGCAACTGCCTTAGAAAAGAAATTACACGAAGATTTAAGATCGTAGGAGGTATGATGTATGGGAAAAGCAAGCGCAGCAAGATTAAGAGCAAACAATAAGTATGCTAAAAAGAACGTAAGTCAAATTAGCTTGAAATACGTTACAAAGAACAATAAAGAGATTCTAGAAAAGTTAAATTCAGTGCCTAGCAAGGCAGATTATGTAAGACAATTGATCTTAAAAGATTTAGAAAGAGAAAAGAAAGAGGCTAACAACAAATAGCCTTTTTTTATAGGTTTTTTTCACACGTCCGCACTTAAAAATGGTATAATATATATAGTTAAAGAGTACCCAAAAGACCAAATATTGCCACTCTTTAACGAGACATTTTTTACTTCTACTTACTCATAATTGAGTGCCTCAGAGAAATCTGAGGATATTATAAGGGTGTAAGTGCAATATTGGAGAAAGGGAAAAGATGGAAATTACAGAGGTACGAACTAGAGAGGATATGATTAATAATTTAAAGGCCCATGGAAATTACAGTAAGTTTAAGCAAATCATGCGTGCTTCAAGAAAAGCTTACAGTGAACGCATGGCAAATTATAAAATATCAAAGTCAAAAGAAAATGCCTCTGATCTAAAAGTTGAGTGGAAATTAATTGAAGGTTTTGGTGGAACATATTCCGTAAGCAATTATGGGGATGTCAAAAACAACAGAACAGGTAAATTAATGAAGCCAAGAAAGAATGAAAAAGGATATTTGCATATAGGGTTGACAAAAAACGGAAAGCAAAAATGTATGAGAGTACATAGATTAGTTGCACAAGCGTTTATACCAAACCCTGAAAATAAGCCTCAAGTAAATCACATTGATTTTGAT